TTGTTTTTTTTTTTTTTTGTTTTTTTTTTTTTTTTTTTTTTTTTTTTTTTTTTTTTTTTTTTTTTTTTTTTTTTTTTTTTTTTTTTTTTTTTTTTTTAATTATACCCCACTGTTGTTTTTTTTTTTTTTAGAATAGATTTTAATTGGGAATGGGAAAGTTTAAAGGGAAGGAGGAAGATTATGAAAAAAGGGCCCGATCATAATTATTTTTGACTTCGTAGAAGTTGAGGCCTCGACTAGCTTCCCAGAAATAGAACCGAAGCTTTCTACTTCAGCAGAGAGAGAGAGAGCATTCACAAACTTTGATAGCGGGGAAGTCGATTAAAAAAACATCGTAATAGGAGGCCATAAGTGGAAGGTAGAGAAATGCAGAAACGGATGAGACGATCAAAAATCGTTCTCTTCGTCATCACCGGCGCAATCATTATAGCGGAGATATTCAAGTTCTTCTTCGATCATCAATGAACGACTCATATGATAATTCACTTCCTGTTGCAGCTCTTGACTTTTCTTGGTCCTATAGCTCAACAGTAGAGCAGACTCCTCATTAGACTTAGGTTCAATTCCTAACAGGACTATCACATTGAAAGACAGAATTGGTAAACCATTCCATACTTTCGGTCAATTCAGTACTGTAAGATCTCATAAACCGGTTTGTAAGATATCCTGTCCTGTATGTAATCATACAAGTTATTCACATTATATTCCTGGTTCATGTATTTCTATAACTTGCGTTAATTGTGAAACTAAGTTTATGGGAACTGTTGAACTTGGTAAGTGTGGCGAATGTGAACAAAGAGTTCGCTGTCTCGGCTTAATACCAGTTAAGTTTGAAACAGTTGATGATGATTTCGATCGTATTCCATCTGAAAATATTTCAACCTCAACTGGGGTTTTTGATGTTTTGCGGAAGCGTTTCATTTAGGTATCACGATTAATATCGTGACTCACAGATTCTTTGAAAAGCAGTTAAAGGTGAGTCCACGCGTTAGGTCGCAATGAAAATTCCCAGTAAGCTTAGAAAAATCTTGAATGGATTACCGCCATGCCAAGAAAAACAAATCTCGACTTGGTATCACTCTCCGCAAACAGTAGAACCGTTTATCTTTTGTAAGGATCACGCTTGCGAAGAATGTATACTTCATAAAGCGACTATGATTACTAAATGCCCTTATTGTGGTACTTCAGTAGCAACAACTGTAGTCGTAGCTAAGAATGGATTTACATTATGTAGAATTGTGCAATGTGTTTGTAGACAACAATTTCGTGTAGTCTTTTGTGACATCTTTTGCAACTCTTGTAAATGTAAAGCGCAGTGTCTTTCAGTTCCTGCCGTGAAGCCTGATATTAGACTTCATGAAAAAATTAAATGATTGTAACTTTTTACTTGACTTTCTATCTCAGATAAGACAAATTGAATTAACAATAGGAGGAGGTCTATTGGAAGGAAATAAAAACTATGAGCTTAAAATTTATTGGTAAGGTAGGACGTAATTTCGGTTACGGATTTAAAGTGGTTAGAAGAATTGATGACAATACATTCGCACCGTATTTCGAATATTTTTTAAGAGGTGGAGGAGGACCAACTGTATTACCAGATAATCCAACACCTGAATTCATGCGGCGAATAGTTAAAACGAAAATTACATATCGGATGTTTGAGAAGGCAAGACTTCGACATCGTCGATTAACTCGAACGATGGTTCCTCCAGAGAAGATTTATTTAGCAGGATTTCATCTTTGGAAGGATTTAGATTATGCTAAAGAGCGACTCGAAGTTTTAAAGATCTTCAGTCCAGAGTTAGATCTTGCGCTGGTCAAATGTAGCTGGTCACAACCAATAGCTGCTGATGACGATACAGTGGTAGTAAAATCGTTTACTCCACTGGAGGAAATCACAACTCAGGAGGTTGTTCATGCTCAAGAAGAAGGCAGGCGGTAAGCGGTTTTGGTTTAGCTTAGATACTCCTTATAAGATGGCTATGGCTTGTAAGAGTATCCGGCCGTATTTTACAGCTCATCAAATCGCAGAGGCAACTGGTCTCGCCTTTTCTCATGTCGCCAAAACGTTGCACGTGTGGAAGAACGCCGGCCTTATCGAAGATACCGGCATTGGCAAGCGCGGAGAAGGAAGGCAATCACCACCATTCTTTCTTTACTCCACCACTAAGGTCTTCGACGCTCGCTTGAAAGAAGCTACCGCTAAGCGGCTTGCAACTTCTTCGAAAGTTGAAAAACCGGAGCTTGTAGAGACGATTCCTTCACTAGTGCTGGCTCACTTGAAGAAAATCTCTAAAAGCTTCCAAGAATTGGATAAGCTCATCGGGTAACACTTGTTATACTTAGTACACGCCTGCACACGTCAAGTTGGAGACAGAATCATTAGCCTTTGTGGCGGATGGTGCTGCTACAAGTTGGACTTTAGTCAATTTCCAAACGGAAGGTGGTTTGGAGAGCATTGTTCCTCCCTCATCGACGGGATATGCTCAGACTATGAAACACGTCCCTTGGCGTGTGTAGGTGCTCCATTTTACGACGGAAGCTTTGAAGAATACCCACCGAATAAGTTTATTGTTCCGTGGTGTTGTTTTCGTAAGCCGATCCTTGATAGGTTTGGTATCCCATATGAAATCTTACCAACCGGCGATGATTGTATTATCGCTTATACTGAACAAGGTTTAGGTGATTTCGAAAGATGGCAAGCAAGAAGGTTTTACCAGAAGCAGACAATATTTTGGGAATAAGACAAATTTTGTTTAGGATTAACTCACATGAAATGGGACGACGTAAAAGACCAATTCTTTCAAGCAGCCGACAGGCTGAACGCGAATGTCGACTACATTACCAGAGTCGGACAGGCATTTGAAGACTTAGTAAAAATTCTTTACGAGAGAGAACCGAACTCTTGTATTGATCAAATCAATAAAGATGCGGAAGTAATCGGACAGATCTTCACTGTTGAAGATCCCGAGAAAGTACCTGTTGATGCAATTAATGCATCGTCTCAAGCTCTCACCAACACTCAGAAGTTTCTTTTTACCTTTCTTCGAGTAGCAGCTTTTTTTCAAGCTCATACTGCATCGGGAGCGGATCCCTCAGACTTTACGATGCCGCCGGATGCAAAGGTACACTAATCATGTCCTTTAAAGTTTATGTAACTTGCCCTCGCTGTTTTAAAACAGTGGAGACGAAGCTCTCGGCTTTCTTTGGAGAAGGAAAGACTGAAGTTGAAGGATTTTGTACTTCGTGCTGTAAGCCTTTTATCTTCTCCGCAAGTTTCAGTACTGCGCTAGTTGACCAAGTTAAAATTCACAAAGCAGATGATTTACAGGTGTCTGCGGCTTTTAAAAATTTCGACAAGGCCCAACCTCGGCGCGAACAAAACAAGCGAATTAGGATGTGGCGGACGATCGCTTCGGCTTGTAAGAGAATGAAACGAGTCGTTGATTTGATCGCAGGGGAAGTTCCTGCATGTGCACAACAGATGGAATTACTCCACAACCACGTTAAGTATACTCGCGCGAGGTTAAAAGCTGAAGGAGTAATTTCAGATGGCAAAGGGTGAAGATATCGTAAAGATCCTTATGGATCATGAAGGCGATGAATATATCTTTGGGGCGTTGACTCCGGTTGGTGCAGAAGATCCTCACGTCTTCGATTGTAGTAAGTTTGTTTCTTGGGGTGTTTATCAAGCATCCAAAATTATCTACGGTTGTGAGAATGATGATGGTGATCCCATGTCGCAATATGGTGGAACCATTTATTGGGGCCGTGATGTTAAAACAAAGGGAAAAGCCATCTCTATCGAACAAGCAGCTGGGATTCCTGGAGCAGCTCTGCTAAGATTAGCTTCAGGTAGTGAATATGGTCATATCGTAGTAAGTCAAGGAAACGGTAAAACGATTGAAGCTGCAAGTCACTCGTTAGGCGTAGTACAGTTATCTGTACATAATCGTCGTTGGACAACTGGAGTTCTTGTTCCTGGAATTCAGTATGATACTTCATACTCCCCAGTTCCAGTAACTCCACATGGTGTAGTTTATCATATTGGAATGACGGATCCCGCGATTGCGAAGATCCAAGAATTCTTGAAAGTTACTCCCGCGAGTGGAATTTTTGGTCCTAAGACTGAACAAGCGGTTATGAACTTTCAAAAGAATTACGTCGATCCAGCTGGTAAGTTACATCTAATCGTAGATGGTGAAGTTGGTCCTCTAACTCTTCAAGCAATGGGTATCACTGTTTAAACATCAATGGCTAGAACATTCTCGAAGGGTTTCGAACTCACAGGATTTAGAGCTCGAAACCCTTTAGATCCTTCTATGACCCTATTCCTTGTAGTCAAGTGTCCTAATTGTCAAAGGTTAATAAGGTTCTCATTGAACGGTATATTTGGTGAAGGTTGGTCCATGAGAACCTTTTTCTGTAAAGGGTGCAATCAAACTCACGCAATCACGATGTTCTTTGAATCGAAGACAGGAACAGTATTAAGTGACACTGCTAATTATACTAATCTAACTGAATCTCTTCTTAGGGCGAGTGGATCACGCCAACTTCATAAAGCCCATTCGCTTTTGCCAGGTCAAGTGAGATTAGATGATCCTGCTAAGATGTTAGGTTATCCAACTGCAACGCTCGCAAAGTTTCTATCTATCTATGTAAAAACATTTGAAAAGCATGTAAATAGCACCATTTGGGAAAAGAAGCTTCATCCTATCGAAGTAGAGAGCCTCAAGATGATCAGTAGTATTTTACTATGCATGAAAAATATGCTGAAAAAATTTACCGGGGAGGAACCTTAAAATGGGACTTCAGTTAACAATGAATGTTCAATATGATCCAAATATAGACATTTACTTTATCAATGGTGCTAGTAGCGAGATCTTCGAGAAGATGGATACCGCCGATCCTATAGCAGATCATTTAAAGTTTATGGAACTTCAAGGGCAGAAATTCAATGACTTGAAATATCTACTTGAATTACTAAAGTCGTTTGGATTTCAATACATTATCCGTGGAAAGCGTGCGGCAGATAAATTGATTTGCTAATTCAAAGGAGTCTTGCTTCGAAATACCATCTCAAGTTATAATACTCTCATCGATTGACAAATTCGAGGTGGGAGGAATCCTGCGGTGACAGCAAAGACGCATGATGAATTGGTATTAGAAAATCGCGGCTTTGTTTATGACATGGCCAAGAACTACTCTTCGAGTGGAGTTCCATTTAATGATCTTGTGAACGCTGGAATGTTGGGCTTAGTAATTGCAGCGAAGAAGTACGATGAGAAACGCGAAGTAAAGTTTATCTCCTTTGCTACTTGTTGGGTCCAACATGAAATGATAAAAGTTATTCGCGAGACAAGATTTCCTTGTCGCGTTCCTTTAAACCTTAACAAAGTTATTAATCAAGCAAGACGCGGGGAGCTCGAAGATAATGATCCAACATTAGTAGATATCATGCCTCTATTAAAGACTCCGGAGGCGTTACAGCTTAATGACACTGTAACATTTGGTCAAGGAGTTGTAGATAAGGTAAGTATCCGACAAGCTCTTGAGGCTGTGGATTATAGAACGCGTGAAATGATTAAGATGTTATTTGGGATTGATAGAAATGATTCTTGCAACATCCCAGAAATATCTGAAGCGTTTCATCTTTCAAAACAACGAGTCCGGAACATTATCAAAGCCGGACTCGTTATCATCAAGAAAACCTTGGAAAGATAGTTATGAGAATCTGCGATCACTGTCACGGTAAAGGAAAGTTTGAGGCGCATGATCTTGAGTATGAAGGTAAAACTATTCATGTGCCTGAACTAAAATGTCATGCTTGTGATGGTAAAGGTTATATCGTTGCGCCTCAAATGGGTGAAGGCCATCCTCCAGTCATAGGGTGCAAACTATGAGATTTCTAACAACTCATGACAAATTTAGTTTCGTAAAGAGCGGTCTACGTATTGTAGGCTGTCTTTGTCTTTGGTGGTCAACCTCAATGTTTATTGTCTTTATGGTAGCGGCTGAAGTCCTAGGAATTATGGAAGAATTATAATGATAAAGAATTCAGATATTCCAATCGTATACCCAAAACGTGAAGTAGCCAAGATCTTTCGGATTTCAGTTAAACGATTGAATGTCTTAATCAATGAAGGGTCGATCAAAGTAATCGATCTTGCAGGAAAGATTTTAATTCCAAGAAGTGAGATTGAAAGAATTCTCGGCGCTGATCTACGTTATGTAGATCTATCTGGACTTGGAGTTAGAATTAAAAGAAAAACCTTACCTGTGAAGACGGGTGAAATACGCGTGCTAAAATAAAGAGTTACCGCCCTAGATGCAGTTTTGTTGTTAATTGTTTATGGTCTAAAGAATGTCACGCATGGTGTACGCATTGCGAGATAAAATTAATTCAACCTTTTTGCTGACTGTAATAACTTGTGAATATAATCCAGCTTAATGTCTAGGGTATCAGAGAGTGATAGAAAGTACGCCCATCTATGGATGGATGTGTCCAAGATGCAATAGATTAATAACAACAATCGAATCTTGGCCAGCTCAAACTGATCAATGCCGTTTGTATTGTCAAAGATGTAACATAAAGGTTGTGATTAAGACTCATGACCTTTGTGATGCGTGTGATGCAAGAGTTGAATGCTTGGGATTGTCTCAAGCAATTAGAAAATTACTGGATTAATAAAATGAGTAACTTTAAAGTACACATTGAGAATTCGTGGAGTTATATTAGGGGAAGTGAATCCCTGCCTGCCGATTTTCTCAAGCTCTTATCTTATATAGATAAACAACAAACCTTTAAGTCCTATGCCTGGTCTGGCGTTTATGATCCAGTTAGAAAGTATTTAATCAATCGTCGTAATAAAGCATTCCCGACAGGACTCCTACCAATCGTCCAAGCAAACTTTCCTAATTGGGAATATCTTGATGAGAGAGAAAAGCCCGATGTAGAATGGCAACCATTTCCAAAAGAGATGGAATATAAAGAAGGACATCAAGCAGCAGCATTACGGAAAATGATTGAAATGGAACGAGGTACTATTGAAGGTATCACGGCCATGGGAAAGAGTTACCTTGAAGCGGGATTCGCTTCAGTCTTCGAACATCCAGTCTTAATTATATCTCACCGAAAAGAAATAGCTAAAAACATTTTAGAAAAGTGTCAAGACATTGTTGGAAACGGCGATGTGGGATGTGTCTTTGCAAATAAAGTAAAACCAAATCGAGTTACAGTTGGGATGATTGGATCTCTAGCTGCTCGTATGGATAGTCTAAAAGATTGGATGAGTAAGATCAGAGCAATTCTGGTCGATGAATCTCATCACTGTTCTGTAGGTTCTCAATACTTTACGTTTATCCAAGCATGTAAAAATGCTTATTATCGTTACGGATTAACAGCTTCACCGTGGAGAGAGCAAGGAGATACATTATCGATCTTTGCTTTAACTGGTCCTGTTATCTTTACTTATCCATATGCTCAAGCGTTGCAAGAAGGAGTTGTAGTTCCGATCGAAGTTTATATGTCGATGGTTCCTTCTAATATTCAAATGCCCATTCTGAATACTTTTGGAATAGTTTATCAGAAGGGCGTCGTACAGAATGAACATCGAAATAAACAAGTCTCGAAAATTGTAAACCATCTTTATAAGAAAGGAGAGAATGTTTTAGTCTTGGTTTGGCAAGTGGAGCACGGAAGACTTCTCAGTGAACTACTAACTGATGTTCCTCATGAGTACATTCATGGATCGTCTACGAATAGGGAGAGCGCTAAGGAATCTTTTGAGCGAGGAGACAATCAAATTTTGATCGCCTCATCAATCTATGATGAAGGTGTAGATATCGAACGCGTGCAAAACGTCGTTGTAGCCGCAGGATATAAAGCTCCCAGGCTTTTAATTCAAAGAGTTGGCAGAGGGATGAGACCATCTGAAGGTAAAGATAAGTGTCGCGTTTTCGACTTCTTTGACACCTGCCATACGAGCTTACAGAAGCATTCTCAGGAACGGTTAAAATTCTATAAGAAGATGGGATTTAAAGTTTCGGAATTACATTTATAGGATTTTGACAAATTGGTTTGTGAATCAAGAATTCACGTTGTAAACTTCTCTCTAAGGGGTTTTATCGTTCATGAGATCATCGCAAGAGCTGCTCGAACGTTTTGCCGAAATTTTAAGAATATATCAAATCACAAGTTCCACAGAGTACGATAATTTAAAGATCGAAAACAAGCCCGCCAGAGGTACGCTATCTAAAATCTTCGGGAGTTGGGCAGATGCACTAAACGCAGCAATGAATCTTCAGAGTGAGAAGGTTGATGTCTCAATCCTGAAGAAGCAATTAGAAGAACTCACTCGCTCAATCCATACTCCGCAGCTTCATCTTTCTGGTGAAAAAATCTCGCTCGGTATCCTATCTGATACTCATATGGGAAGTCGATTCGCAGATCTGGGATTACTGGATTTCGCATATGAGACTTTCGCTGACTTCGGAATCGAGACGGTCCTACACGCTGGAGACATCCTAGACGGTCAACGAATGTATAAAGGTCAAGAGTTTGAGCTCGACAAATTCGGCGCAGATACTCAAGTTGAATTCTGCATTAATCGTTATCCGCGAAAAGAAGGTATCACGACTTACTTCATTGATGGGAATCATGATCGTTCGTTCTGGAAGGATGCCGGAAATAATACAGGTAAAAAAATTTCACAAGCTAGAGACGACATGGTTTATCTAGGATACCAGGAAGCAGAAGTTGTTCTTGGCGATCCAGATAATGGAAAGAAAGCAACTGCAAGAATCTTTCATGGTGAAGATGGATCTGCTTATGCGATCAGTTATCGCCCTCAAAGATATCTTACTGAATTACCTGGGAAATCAAAACCCGATATGTTGATCTTAGGGCACTACCATAAAGCAGAAATCCTTTACTATCAAGGGGTTATTGCAGTGCAAGCAGGTACAACTCAACGTCAAACACCCTTCATGAGAGGGAGAAGAATTAGTGCAGCTTTAGGATTTTGGATTGTTAATATGACAATTAATGAAAATGGAATAGCGAGAATTGGATTCGAATTCTTTCCCGCGGATCCTAGATAGTGGAATGAGCGATAGTTTTTTTTTTCAACGTATTGACTCCGAAGAAAAAGCATACTGGCTCGGTTTTATTTATGCGGATGGTTGTCCCCGTAAGGGAAAACGCTCAAAATTTTTATAAGAAGGCAAGTCGCACAAATTAATGATTGAATTTTTCCCGGTAGGATCGTAATGGTCATTTCAATTATCTCTTGGAAGAATACATGGCGCGTGAAGAAGCGCGGAGCTCAGCGCGCCATGAAAGTTTTTAAAACTCTTAAAGATGCTGAAGTCTATGCTAAGGGTTTAAAAGACGTCGAAGAGATTTTCATTCACCGTAAAGATGGATCCGTTGCAAGACGTATTACAATTTTAATCGAAGAAGGGAGAAAGACTACCGTTATCGATTTCTTTTCAAAGGAGTCCACAAATGGAATCTAAATCACTATTCGGAATCCTTTGGGACTTCGTTAAAAGTCTTTGGGGTTGGTTTTCAGCTCGTAAGAAAGAACAACAAGCTGAACGCGAACAACTAAACGAACAAACAGAAACTAAAGTCCAAGAGGATATTCAGAAGGTTGATGAACAACACAAAGAAAAGCAAGATGAAATCAATAACCTTAAAACTGGCAATGATATCGCTAACAGCTTTAATAAGCTTTAGTTGTGCGAGTGTTCCTACTAAACCAACATACGTTTCAAAGAATGTGGTTCAGTTTGAGCATGTATTAAAACCCGAGAAGATTGGGGATCTTAATGCGTTCTCACTAGTAGATCCTAAGTATGGGACAATCGTTTGCTTTACGGCTGAGAAGGCTAAGAAGTTACGCCTCTATATCGATCAGCAAGATCAAGCTATCGATAGAGCCAACGTAATTATCAATAATGCAAACGCTTACATCAAATCACTCAATAAGTGATCAGCCAGTAACTTTAATTAAATTATCTGTCACTTGTCCCATTTGTGGGTGGTATTACTCTGGTCATTTAAGGTTCCCGGAACCACCCTACTGTAACGATAAACAGTGTACTGGATGTAAAACAATTTTTAAGGTGAGATATAAGCTCTCATCTGAAGTCTGCGACGAGTGTAATCATAAGTTAAGATGCTTATCAATGCCCGTTGCAGATGTCAAAGAAAATATTCAACACGCGATGTTAGGAGATATAAATTGGAGTACATAGTAATTGACTGTGAGCACTGTGGCGGTTGGTGCTGTAAGAGTCTCAATCGATCTGGCGTCGAACGTTCATACTGGATTAGTCTTAAACCTGATGAAGTAATCGAACTGAATCCTTGGATTCCAGTAAATATGTCTTTGGATAAGTACGACTTTTGTAAGTGTCAGCACCTTGATATTCATGGTCTTTGTAAATTCTATACTTATCGAGATGAAGCATGTAGAAATTATCCAAACTTGGAATTCTTCTTTATGGAATATCTCGAAGGTGATGCTGAGTTCTATGTCCCTTTCTGTACCTATCGATCATATATTTTACAAGCAAAGAATATTCCGTTTGAGGTGTGTTTAACTGGGGAAGAATGTCAACAAAAGTATTTAGAGCAATTTCGTTCTACTCCTGAAGATGCACTACAATTTCATGGATCTAAAATTTTATTGTATCAAGCTGGATATAGTTGTCATCAAATTGCAAAGTTAATTAAGTCTACATATTATGACGTTTACAAAGATCTTAAAAAGAGTGGAATTTTTCAATCCCAATCCCCAGCTCGTTTGAATCGGGCATCTTTTAACCGGCTCTCTAAAAAGCCCTCTGAAGCTGAGGGAGCATTCACAAAGAAAGCGGCTGATTTTTGAGACAATAATCAAATGAAACTAATCCGAGTCACGGATACAGATGAGTTCATGGGGTGGGATGTTGGTGACATCTCTGATACTGCTTTAATCTTTGAACTTAAACACGCATGGAAAGATTATTTTAAGAAACACTCCTGTCCTTTAACTGTAGCGGCAGCAACGTTACATCCCGCAAGAGACTTTTGTAAACGAATAGGAATCCCATTTAGATTCTTCATTCGTTGCAGTATTCAAATCTTAGGGCAGTTTCCAAAGCCGTGGGAACTAAATCTTCGTTGGTTACAAGAAGAGATTGAAATCATTTGGCTTTCAATGAAGGATACGCTCATTCCCGTTATTCAAGAGACGGATGAAGCTCAAAAAATTTTGCGGTCTCATAAGAAAAGTGAAAAGCGTAATTTACATCATTCAAAATTTAGTGGATCATAGAGTTTATATGGGATCTGCTCAAGGAAAAATTCGTTCGACTAAAACTCGTCGAAAAAACGAGTAAAAAGCAAAGAAAGGTAATCAGAGTTGGTTTGGGAGAAAGCACTCTGAAGAATCTAAAGATAAAATGAAACAATCTAAACAAAAGGCGCATCGTGCAAATTCCAGACAACCAAATCGTTAGCGCGATCTTTATCGACAGATTCGCACCAGTTTTATTAGCTCGATTTCGTAGTGAATGGCTTGGCGCAAAAGAACTGCAGCTAATCTTCTCAGAAGCCCAACGCTATTTCACTCAATTCCGAGAAACTCCAACTAAAGAATCCCTTATGACCTTTATCAAGATCGAGGGAAGGGTTCCGACTAATCAATGTACTCAACTCGAGGAGATACTGTCATCACTGCCAATTGTATCCCAACCGGAATTTTTCGAGTTTGAGTTAAGCCATATTCTACAAGGTAAAGCATTGAGTAGTGCTTTACGAGATGCCATCCCCCTATATCAGGAGGAGAAGTTTGAAAATATTTTCGAGTTATTTGCGAGAGCGAAAGCCAGTGCAATTACCAAAAAAGAAGCTATTGGCTCGTTCTGGGATGATTGGGAGCAACGTGACGTTTCATTTCGCGGCGAACCAAGCCCCACGGGATTTACAACACTCGACTCAATTATGGGGGGAGGCTTGTATCCAGGTGAGTCAATGCTTACAATTGGTCTCAAGTCAACTGGCAAAACTTTCTTTGCCGTCTGGGTTGCTCGAGCTGCCTTAGTCTTTAATAAGTTTAACATCATCTATACGATGGAGATTTCCCGTTCAGACTTTTTAAAACGGCTTGACTGTTCAATTGTTGAAATGGATTTTGATGTCTATATGGATCACAAGGATGAGATTCGTGATCTCATTATGGCAAAAAGAGAGGAGCTCGAAGGTAATTTAATCGTCGTAGAATATCCTTCCGGCTATCCTACAGTGCCGATCATTGAGAACCAGACATTAGAGCTCGAACAGAAATACGGTCGTAAGGTTAATAGCGTTGTAATTGATTATGTTGACCTTTTAAAAGGAACGGTAGTAGGTGCTGAATCATCTGCTAGATTCGGTTTGATTTCTACTACAGTTGAACTTCGCGGAATGTGTGGAAAGAACGATTGGTCCGCGATAATCTTAACTCAGTCAAACGCAATGGGTAAGAAGAAACCTTTTATTGAGTCTGAGAATGCCGCTGAAGGTTACGGCAAGTCGTGGAGTAGTGACTTTGTCGTCAGCATTAATGAAGTTGTTGGCAGGCCAGATTTAAGAAGACTTTATATTGCTGACTCACGTCGAACTCAAAAGAAAGTTTCAATTTTATATGAAGTAGACTTTAGTAAGTCGATTTGGAAAGAATGTTCCGGGTTTTGAAATCCAACTAGAAGCCCTCCGAAGCAGGGGGAGTATTCACTAATTGTAAACTGGAATTAACTGTGAATCATCACCAACAATTCAAGACAACTGGCTCAAGGGAGATCCGTTTCAACTGCCCAATGTGTCCAAGCGGTGATTCGGGATATCATCTCTATTACAACCCCGTAAAGAGTGTTTTCTTTTGTTTACCTCCTTACTCTTTAGTGAGGTTAGCCCGAGGATTTTTTCCGATCGAGCAAGTAAAAATCGGCGATAAAGTCATCTCTTCAGATGGATTTCTGAGTAATGTAATTGATATTTGGAGTTCAAATTCTTCTAAGCCATTAGTAAGGGTAGTTCTTGAAAAAATGTCTGGACTGCCTTTAGAGTGTACGATTGATCATCCTATCTTTTGTATTAGAGATGGAGTTGAACAATATGTTGAAGCTGGTAAATTGCGTGAAAGTGACTATGTCTGTCTTTCCCATTTTTGTCATATAAAGGATCTCGAGGAAATTCAAATTGAAAGCTCCCGCTCCCGACTTTACAAGGATTCTTTAGGATCAGAATATGCAACAAAGGAAGGTGACACCCAAAAAAGAATTATTAAAGTCTCAAATGATTTTATGTATTTTTTAGGTTTATGGTTAGGCGACGGATTTTCAGCTAAAGGAAATGAAATTGGGATTTGTACTAGTCAAGAAAATGTTGATTTGATTTCATGTTTAGCTAAAAAAGTTTTGGGTAAATCATCCATTACTACAGGTAATGGAGCTCTATGTGTTCATGTTTGTGATACTTTTATCTCCCGCTTTTTCGTAAATCATTTTAGAGATTGTAACGGTGGTAAGTTTATACCTATTTGGATTTCACAATTACCAATCGAAAAACTGCGTCATTTATTAGCTGGATTAATAGATAGTGATGGCTCGAGTCAAAATGAGGGTCGGTTTGTAAGTTTACAACAAACCGAAAAAAATAAGCAGCTCCTGTTCGCAGCATTTGAGATTTTCCAAAAATGTGGGGTTCCAGTCTCACTTCAATTCACGAGAGATAAGTATATAAATCATTCAGACAGATGGAATTTGCAAATGTCAGTAAATTTTGTCGCTGATTTACCTTTAAGAATCAAGCAGGCGCAGTTGACGAAGTGGGAAGATAATGTTAAAAATTTTAAGCATCTCAAGCTTAAAGATTGTTTTGCGTACAAGGTTAAAACAGTAGAAGTTTTAAAACAAGTGTCCGGTTTGGTATATGATTTAACAGTCGAGGGTGACCCTTCGTTCGCAGCGCCGTTTGCGATAGTCCACAATTGTCATAGATGTCATTACAGTGGATATGGTTTTCCTCAACTCGTTAAGACTTCTCTGCCTTTAGTAACTCCTACCAAGGAAGTAAAAGCAAAAGACCTCGAGTGGCAACCCCTTCATTGGCCTCCGACTGGTATTCTCGAATCCACCGTTTGGGATTATTTACTTACAACTAGGGGAATCTCTGCGAATGTTATTGAACACTTTAAATTAGGTTGGACTCACAAGATTCCTTTAGCAGTAGTAATTCCATTAATTCAAGATGGAGATATTAGAGCATTACAAGTGAGATTTTTAAGTAGCCAAATGAAACCCAAGTATTTGAATTATGCCATTGGAGATAAACCAATGGTGAAGTCCGAGATGATATTTAATATTGATTCTGTTATTAAGGGTGTTAGTAAGTTATATATAATGGAAGGTGTCTTTGATGTAATGAAATCGGGTATCTGGAATGGTGTTTGTACTTTTGGAAAAATAATTTCATCTGCGCAGTTAGTAATAATTAATAAGATACCTAAAGAAAAACTCGTGTTATCATTTGATTTCGATGTTAAAATAAAAGAAATCATCGAATCAATTAAATCGTTGGAATCATTTGGAACCGTTTTTATTAAGAAAATTCCTGAAGGAAAGGATCCTGGAGATTTCGATCCCGATGCATTCGAACTACTGCCTGAAATTACAACACAAGAATATATGTTGGGGGTGCTCTAATGATCGCGATTATTGAAAAGGGAGTGTTAGGAAATCGGGATGGTGATCCGATCTATTCGATCGTCATTGATGACGAGACGGATACTGAAGTTAACTTTATGACGCAAATGCAAATCGATGGAACGTTATCAGATTTGGAAGAGGAGTTTGATTTTAATCCTGATCTGATTAAAGCATTGGAACGACTTCCAATTTATGGAAGTCTAGAAGTGCAAATTAAACTCGAATTGGATAACGTAAGATGACACCAAGAATAAGATTCCTAATCCACGAGTTCGCGAAGGCATTCCGCGATGGTCAAGATCCATTTAAGGATGACTTCCTTCACGCAAAGAAGGTTAATTCAGCTGAACTAGTTGCACTAAGAGAGTTCGCGGGAAATGTCTTTATGATTTATTTGAAACAATCAGGAGGCGTACCCGATGAGTCTGCCTAAAATGGCCTTTGAGGTTCCGAAGAAGAATCTCGCATTTGGAAGACAGTATGCAGATTACTTATTCGTCCTTGCACATTTAATGCACATTCAAGAATACCGAAGTGAAGTGTATTCGTGTCAAGATGCGGGAATGGATATCTATCTGGATAACTCTGCCTTTGAACTCAAAGAGTCGGTGAGCTTAGATTCTTATATTGGATTGATTCTCGAATTAAATCCAACAGTAGTTATCGTTCCTGATGCTATTGGTGATCTCGTTAAGACTCTAAAATTGACTCGACAGTTCTATGAAGGGGTTCCCGAACGATTCTTTCAAAAGTATAAGTTTATGATTGTACTTCAAGGGCAAGATAATCGAGAGAGAATGAAATGCTTTCATATCATTCGTTCTTTTGGTTATCCGTTTCATTTTGTTGGACTTCCAAGACATGCATGTCCAAATCGAGTTGAACTACTAAATGCGGTGAAGAGGTTCACAGGAAAGAAACCAATTCACTTCCTCGGGCTTCCAGATCCAAAAGAATTGAAGGGGATTGGAAATGCAATCGACTCGTTAGACACTTCTTGGGTTTCTAAGTATTCAATTGGTAAAGGTGCCAATGACTATTTAGACTTTGAGAATGATGAAATTAACGAGCAAAAATTTGTTGAAGGTTATAATATAATAAAAAACAGCTTCTGAAAGGGAAGTTTTATGTCAACGATTCCAGATTATGTAAAGAACCTGCTTCTGCAGAGTTCTCCTAACGCTATTGTACCTCCGCAAAAACCTGTAAGACCATTTAATGGATTAGCCTTTGTAGGCATTGCTCCAGGCTCAGATGAAGTTGAGCAAGGTCAAGTCTTCTGCGGCCCTTCTGGGCAGATCTTAAATAAGGCTCTTTACTTTTCTGGTATTGATAGAACTGAATGTTGGGTTGGAAATTTAATTCCTTGTAAACTCCCGGGTAATAGAACTCCATCGAAAGGTGAAGTTATGTTATTTCGTGGGCAGTTAATTCAAGCGTTGAAAGAAATTCAACCTAAAGTTATTGTCACGATGGGAGCTGAACCAACTAGAGCATTCTTTCCTGAGACTGATATTCAAATAATGACGATGCGATCTCACGTCTTAGAATGTCCAGAACTTCCTGGCGTTCAAATAATGCCAACAATTCATCCCTCGTATATCCTTCGCCAAAGTCTTTCTTTAGCAGCACTGTTAATAAACGACTTAATGATCTCAAAAGAGTTGTTACAAGGTAAGCCAAGATATCGTCCTTGGACTTATGAGTTTATTACAAGTCTTGAACAACTTGATTCTATCCTTACTGCGAATAAAGGAACATTAATGTTCCTTGATACGGAAGCTACAAGTACTAATCCGCATCAAGCTGAACTCTTCATGATTAGTTTTTGCTTTGCGGATAATATCGATAAGGGTTATTGCATTCATACTCCATCATTATATTACGATGGTTTAATGGGACCAGAAGAATTACTTGATGGAACAAGTCATCTAACACCAAGAGAAAAAGCTCTTGAGGTTTTCAAGAGACATAATTTCCAAACTGGAGTCTTTAACATGTTATATGACTATGTGTTATTGCAACGGTTTGGATATTCACCTGATGTCTATGTTGATCCAATGTATGCGTTTACGCTGATCGATGAGAACTGTCCTAAGAGCTTATCTAATCTTGGAAGCTTCTTCAGCGGTATTGGTCCATACACGATGGACTATACGTCGGTAGATATCGATCAATGGATTCCTTATGCAGCATGTGACGCTGTGAACTCAGCTCGAGTTTGGGAAGCAACGAAAAAACACTTTGAAGAACTCCCAAAGAAAAATCTACTGTTCAAATATTTAATGCCGTTGCTCAGAACCTTGGCGAAAGTTTCAATTAATGGTCTTGGAGTTAATCTTGAAAAGCTAGGAGAGGTTGACAAACATCTCTCGAGAGAGATTGGCAGTAAAGTTCATATGATGCAGCAAGCCGTTGGCTTTAGTTTCAATCATCGATCTAGTGATCAGCTCGCGAAGGTTTTTCAAAAGTTAGGAATTCCAATTCGTGGAAAGACTAAGACCGGTAAGCCGAGTTTTAATAAAGAGGTATTAAGTGGCTTATCAGAAAGATACCCATTCGTACAAACGCTCTTAGAAGTTAAGTCGATGGAGAAAATGCACTCTTCTTATGTGAAGAATATTCAGAACTATGTTGATTCTAATAATCGTGTTCATACGAACTTCGATATTAAGAAGACGGGTAGATTATCTGCAACTGAGCCAGCGTTACAGACTCTACCACGTAAGTCCATTATCTTGGAATTGTTCGCCGCGAAACCAAATCATACTTTAATTAAGTGTGACTTTAGCGCCGCTGAGTTGAGATGGATGGGATTCTTATCAGGTCAACACGAATGGTTAGATCCTACGATCGATATTCACGTGAACAATGCATCGTTCTTCTTTAAGGTTCCTCGTGAATCGGTTTCAAGTGAGATGAGAACGAAAGTAAAGTTTATTGCGTTTGGTAAAATTTATGGTTCGTCTGATTCTCTTCTCGCGAAGCAATTAAAAACATCTGAACATGAGGCGAAGAAGTTAAACGAAATATTCTTTAAGACCTTTCCTAAAGTCTATGAGTATATGGTTCGTACTGAGGAAAAGGTTAATGAGATTGGCACACTCCAAAACTGGTATGGTCTTGAAAGGCATTTCTTCTTTGATATGCAATTTGGCGCACCTGGTGATAGAGCTAGGGCGGTTCGTGAAGGATATAATTTTGGACCACAATCAACGGTAGCAATGTGGACGAATATGTCTTTGATGAAGGTACATAATTGGTTGGAAAAGAATATGCCCGAAGCGAAAGTCGTTCTCCAGATTCATGATGCTATAATCGTTGAATGTCCGAATGATTTGTTACCTAAAGCTATTAACGCGATCTGGCAAATTCTACGTAGACCAATCTGTAAGAAGACTGGATTCTTTCTCCCGGTTGATACTTCAATTGGTCCTGATCTCTTACATCAGGAGCTGATCATTCCCTTTTATGTACAAAATTTAGAAGAGATCGGAGGAGGCTTACAAAAGGCGTCATGAGATTAATTCTGGCAGTACTGTTACTGACACTTTTTAGCGGATGTACAACAGTCGCTTTACTGACTGTCGATCTATACGATGGATGCCGAGTACAATATGTTGTCGGAAAAGTTTCAAGTCCTTTTAGAACTGGAATGATTTGGTGCGATCGTTGGTATTACGATTCAGCAACACAGAAGTCGGCGCTCGTTCGATCTGATGCAACCAGAACAGATAGCGAAAAACCAAGTCTTCCAACAATTCCGGTGATACCTTTTTAAAGGATTGATTATGTTATCCGAACTTCATCGAATCTATGAAACGTGTTTCGCGTTAATCCTGGCGTCACATAATGCAAATATACTTATTACGCTTTTGAATTCGTTTTTTAATTTCGCTAACTTTATCATTACCATCGCGATAATCACATCGATCATTCGTTTTCATAGGAAGTCGGCAGTACGTGATGCGGATAAGGTTCATCGTATTGAAGAATTTAAAAGGATTGATTTCGAGAAACTAAGCAATATTTCGACGCAGTTGAATCGCATCGAAGATTATGTTAAAACTCGATATCCAGAAGATGAGAAGGAACTATGATAAATTTCGATGCTATACAATGGACGATACAATGGTGGACTAGCGTTGAAGCTTTACCTGCTAGGTCTATTGTAACCTTAGTTAATATGGGATTGAGTCTCGTCAATCTCTTAGTTATTATTTCCGTTATCATTACAATGAGGAAGTTTCGAAAAAGAGTTTCTGTACAAGATGCTAGTAGAATTGCATACCTTGAAGAGTTTAAAGTTTATGTGAAAAACTTTTTTACAAAGCTTGACTCCATGGCAGAACAGCTTGATCGAATCGAAAATAGACAGAGAGGTCAAAAATGTGGGTGCGGCTCGGAGAATGCAGAAGATGCGGACAATGCTGTCACTTAAAGAACTTATTAAAATCTTCTGTGCATCAAAGTGGAACACAATGTAGTCATCCTGATGCTGTCTGTAAACATCTTAAAATAGGTGTAGAGGGCGAAGAAGCTACATGTCTTATTTTTGGAAAACCAAATAGACCAATTGCATGTTCGCTACATCCTAGCAGTCCAGATTCGTTGACTCCGGGGTGCAGTTATACTTTTGTCTGGGTAATCGGGAGTTAAGACGTTATGACTACCTGCACTAGTTGTAGGAGATGCGTTTTTATTGTGGATGCTTGGACTACAGATGGTCAAAATACTTTATGTGAGAGAGCATTCACGTCTTGACAAAGACGATCAAATAAAAAAAACGTTTAAGGAATAAAATATGTTCACAATCAAACGCCGCGCTTCATTTGAGTATGCTCATCGCCTTTTAAACCATCCAGCTTTATGTCAGTACTTGCATGGTCATTCAGGGCATGCTGAAGTTGAAATTATGTCTAACGCCTTAGACGATCAGGGAATGGTGGAAGACTTTTCTGTATTGAAGAAAGCTATGAACGCCGTTCTTGATCAATGGGATCACGCAACTTTATTGCAAGCGACCGATCCATTAAAACCAATCTTCGATCTACACAATCAAAGAGTTTATACGTTCGAAGAGCCTCCTACTGCCGAAGTAATGTCAAGGACGCTTTTCAATAAACTACAAGATTTCTTTCCTGGTCGTGTGAAGAGAGTGACAATAAGTGAGACAGAGAACAATCAAGCGACTTTCGAGAGAGGAATTGATTCATGATCACTCAGGCAGAAATAATTGAAGTTCTCAAGATGCAATCGATCTTGAATGGTTCAATCTGTTTACTTATTGCATTGATAGGTCTTGCTGGATTGCTCGGCGCCTATACGATCATCAGAAATGGATTGCAGGTGGATGATGCGGACTCGAAACGATGGATGACTTCCTTGGGCATTACTTTAGGAATTATCTCCTTAGCAGGTTTCTGTGTCTTCTTTTGGATGGGATTAACTCGCGTAGCTAATCCTGGAATGGCAGCGATTGACTTTATCGTTCGTACAGCTCAAGGCAAGTTGTTCTAAAGATTTGGAGAGCGACCTCCTGCCGGTACAAGCGAGCCCGCCGGTTACTTTGACTCCCACTTCACGAGTGTTCAAGGCTCTCCAAAAATTCCCATGACCAACACTCGTGAAGGGGCTCGCACTTAACTATGGCCACATTCGTTGAATTATATTTAGATGGTAAAGTTGAATTAGAAGACATCGATCGGTTCATCGAAGTGTGGTATTCGGATCGTCTTGAAGAAAGATCACTCCATGAATTTTTAGGATTGACAGAGAAAGAGTACGACCAATGGGTAGAAAACCCGAACGTATTTCGAGTACTAAGAGCTGTAAACCCGGAACAACAGCCAAGGCACAAAAGAAGCGCATCAAAGTAAGTTCTGCTAAAGCTAAGGGTAGAAATCTGCAGCATTGGGCTTGTCAGAAGATTAGTGATCTTACTGGACTACCGTGGGGGAAAGACGAACATATTGCATCCCGTGAAGGTGGTCAATCAGGCGTTGATGTTAAGTTAATTGGTAAAGCGAGAAAGTTATTTCCATTTAGCGTGGAATGTAAGAATCATAAGACGTGGCGTATAAAAGAATGGATCGAACAAGCTATTTCAAATTGTATGCCAGAAACTTACTGGTTGCTTATTTTGAGAAAGTCAGATAAAATTAAAAAGAATAGAATTGAAAATATTGTAGTCATGGATGCAAACGATTTTTTCGAATTGATTTCTCGCCTCGGGGGTTTTGAGGATAAGTAATGAGTTTATCTGAACCGATTATTACACTCGATCACTCAAATAAACATAGAGTCTATATTTATTCAAGAAACGCGAGCGATGGGATGGAAAGTATTTCTAGATTTAAAAACGCATGAAACCCAATCCACTACAATTCAAGTTATAGATTGGGTAGGGAAAAGTAGAATAGATTTAATGACAGTCGTATATACTCCTGAAACAAGAATAAATATTAAGCACAAGAGATATGCCAAAGAACTCGCAGTTAAAACATTAACGACCTCATCAATGATAGAAGAGAAATCATTTAAGAATCGGGTATCGAAAGTCCACGCAGCTAATTTTGATGGCATCGTTTGTCCAGCAATTGCTGCATTGTAGACAAGAGAAGTTTTTCCTGGCGCTACTTGAAGAAAATCCACGATCGAAATATTCTACTGAACAGCTAAAATTTCATCTCGACAGGCTGCAAAAAGGACATCGCACATGGAAAATTCAACCGAAGTTCTAATGGGCTTTGATGCAAAGTCAGCTTTGGCGGAGATTCGCGCGGACGAGAAACCAAGACGTGGGAGAAAGAAAGGAAGTCGAAATAAACGCGAGACGAAGTTTTCAAGTGATGCAAACGAAACAAAGAGAGAGTTAATCAGGAAGATCGAACTAATCTACAAACAGTTTTCGTTTGAACGTAGTGAAGAGTCTCCATTAACTAATTTCTCCGAAAGAGATTTGCAGGTTCACTTTAATCGTTTACAATGGGGTCAGAATTCTATAACAAAAGGTGTATGCGTTCTCGAACCTGAGCAGATACCTGAGAATGGATTCTACTGTAATTGTCCTCCATTCCATAAAATCTGGACTAATGCATTTTACTGTCAAATGAGAATTGTATATCCAAGTCTCTATCCTGGATGTACTTCATGCGAGAGGTGGAGGGAACATGAAGAAGATAGTTCCAGTGCCTGATGGTTTTTCGGTTGATATCCCAGATTTTAATCTGGTGTTCAATGTATCACCATTTCCAGTTATCAAACCCGTTGTACTAACTGAAACTCCCTACGAAGTAGAAGATCACTTAGTATGGGTTCATATGAATAATAAACTTTACGGACTCTTTGATCGTAAAGTGTTAAATAAACATCGCTGCCCTACTTGTGGACAAGAGTGGCATTATGAAGGAGAGATATCGTGAAACCAGTAATCGTTGATGATGCTCGTGACTTGCCCGAGGCATGGATGAATCTTCTCAGAGCAATCTTTACACAAGGAAGAGAATATGAAGTTATCGAAGGCTCTCGTGCGGGGGAACGTCGCAAAACTATTGACGGTCTTGGATATATTGTGCATCCGGATCATCGTCCTCTCGCACCGATGCCTAGGGCTGGGCTCGCAACGCCAACTTCTATTGACGGCATCCAAGAATATTTCAACGATTATCTCGTTCGAGAAGATGGACCTCCAGGGTCAAAAGCTCATTACGTCTATGGTAAATGGATCGCTCCCATGATTGAATGGTCTGCCAAATATCTTGCAAATTGGGGACCTGGTCAAGCTCATTGTTGTATTAGAGTAGGAGATGCTTGTGATGCAAAGCAGTACGATACTGACTATAAGGTTCAGTGTCCTTGGTGTATTGAAGCTAAACCAAATCCAGAGTGCATGCTTTGCAGGGGAACTGGTTTTATGAAAGATGAGACCAAACGAATTACGACTCCATGTTTGGTGAATATGTCATTGCAAATCGTTCCACATACTGATGGAAACTTTTATCTCAAGCATCATATCACTTATCGTTCATGGGATGCCTTTAATGGTTGGCCTGAGAATATGGGTGGATTTCAATTAGTTAAAGAAACTATCTATGATTTGATGCATCAATTCGAGCCCTTTGAGTGGTTGCCCAAAAACGCTAAGTTTCTCAACGGTCCTGCTACATGGAGATGTTGGGATGTGCATGTATACTCTGCGGATTATGATGCTGCCAAAGCTTGGATTGGAATGTAGAGTTTCTGAAGAATTACGACAAGATAACTAAGAGAGGACCGCATGACTGTCGAACTTGTTAAAGCTTACTTAAAGCGCCACATACACTTTGGAGAGTTTGAATTACACTCGGGAGTAGTGACAAATTACTATATCGATATCCGTCCTCTCTTTCTCGATTCCTTGATCACTTATGACACTGCAATGATGATGTTTACAAAGTTGAATCCTGATATTCAATTCATCGCTGGAGTCGAAAAAAGCGGTTTCATTATCGTTCCAAGTTTGATCGCGATTTGTCATCATCGTCCTTTGAAGGGAGTTCTTGTTCGTAAGATTCCAAAGATGCATGGACTCTGTCGAATGGTCGAAGGAGATAGAATTCCTCTAGGAAGTAAGATGGCAATCGTAGATGATATCATTACAACTGGTGCATCGCTAAGGTTTGCTACTAGAGCAGTTGAAGAAGAGTATGGCGCTGAGGTTGTACAGTGGCTTACTTTAGTCGATAGAACTGAAGGAAAGGTTAAGACGCCCGTTCCATTAGTATCAGTATTTAAGGCTGAGGACTTATTGGCAAGCTAATGGCTTATGCTAAAGATTATCGGTTGTTGAGGGCTTATTCCCTTGTACGAAATGGTCAACAATTTTTTGTGTATGTTGATCAATACGATGAGTTTGATGAGTGGTGTTTGGAGGAGTTTGACTTTCAAGATGATGTTGAAGTTATTGAGTCGGACGATAGTCTCACAAAGTTTTTCAATGAATGCAAAATAGGGTTTGAGTGCTAATGAACTATCAGGATTTACCTCAGGAGTTAAGATACACTTTTACAGAGATGGAAAAGAGGGGTGGAGGTATTTGTCCTTACTGTCATGGAAAAGCAATTGTTGGTGAAGGTGGAAAAGTCTATTGTAGTCAAGAGTCTTGTAGCCACGTCATGCAACAAAATGGTGAACAATAAAGGTTACTTCTAACAAATTAGGAGTCGGATACTTCCACGGAGGATGACTTCTAATGAAAAATGTAAGATTTGGTTGGCGTCGGGATCTTCCCGACTTTCGTGATTATCGAGTTGATCATCCCGAAATTCTTAAAACTCTTCAAGATACGAATACTCCCTGTCCAGTTCAGAATGCCGATTCAACATCGGCTATTACTAAAGTAGATCTTCGTAAGTGGTGTTCGCCGATTGAAGATCAAGGTGATCTCGGATCCTGTACAGCAAACGCTGGAGTTGGTCTCGTCGAATTTTTCGAACGCAAAGCTTCTAATAATCAAAAGTATATCAACCTTTCAAGATTGTTTCTTTATAAGGTGACTCGTACTTTCGGAAACATTAAAGGTGATAACGGCGCATCTTTGAGAGAAACTCTCGGTGCGTTGGGTTTGTTTGGGGTTCCACCTGAAGACTATTGGACCTATGATATCAGTAAGTTCGATGACGAGCCGTCAGCATTTTGTTACGCCTTTGCGCAAAACTTTAAGTCTATTAAGTACTTACGATTGGATGCTGCGGACAAGACACAGACATCAACGCTCACGAACGTTAAGGCTTATTTGAAAGCCGGGTTTCCCAGTATCTTCGGGTTCTCGGTTTATAAGAGCATTGACGATGCAGATACAACTGGGAAGATTCCTTTTCCTGCATCGCAAGAAAGCTTCATGGGTGGTCATGCTGTCATGGCAGTTGGTTATGACGATACAATGGTTATTACCAATCCGCGTGATAAGACCGCTCGCACGGGAGCTTTGATCATCCGGAATTCTTGGGGAACTACTTGGGGTGAAAAAGGTTATGGATATCTTCCATATGATTATATCCTCCAAGGGCTTGCTGATGACTTCTGGACAGTACTCAGCCAAAGCTGGGTTGACATTACTCAGTTTGCTGGCTAAGAGAGGTGATTGATGATTAAAGAGTGGATGGGTTTTATTATTGCTTGTATCACAATGGTAGGTGGTTTCTACGCCCTAGTCTACCTACCAGATGCAAAAGTTGGTGTTGTGACTCCACTCATGACTTTCATTCTTGGCTACTACTTTGGTAGTTCACCAGGTTCTCATAATAAAGATCAAACAATTAGTAATCTCGCGATGACTCATTTGAAACAAGTTCCAATGCTCACAAAGCCTCACCCGAATTGTGATCCTGATCTGGAAGAGAAACCGGAGCTACCGACATCATGATGAAGTGGAATTGGCATGAGAAACATTCCGCTGGATTAACCTTTGGGCAACGTTTCGCAGATAAGACTGCACAGTTAATGGGCTCATGGGCTTTTATAATTGTGCAGTCTATTTTTGTGATTGGTTGGATGTCATTAAATTTCGTTGCGTGGATTGTGAAGTGGGATCCTTATCCGTTTATCTTGTTGAATCTCGTCTTCTCTATACAGGCAGCCTATGCAGCTCCAATAATCATGATGGCGCAGAATCGTCAGAATGAACGTGATCGAGTTCAAGCGGAAGCTGACTACGCTACAGATCAAAGAGTTGACCAGGAAGTTGGTGAAATACAGAAAACTTTAATGGAAGTGAAGCAAATTGTTGAGTCAATAGAAAAAAAGATAACTCCTCAATAATGAAACTAGTTTGCGTAACCGCCATATGCGGAGGATACGATAAGATAATAGATGTACATCCTCGTTCTGATGATGTGCAATATATTTGTTTTACTGATAATCCTGATCTTAAATCTGACCTGTGGGAGATACGTCCTGCCTTTAATGGTTTTGCTGGAAGGTGGGATGCTAATATTCGAAATGCAAAACATCATAAAGTAATGATCCATGCCTGGGTTGATTGTGAGATTAGTTTATGGCTAGACTCTAATATAACGCTGTTTAAGCCGCCGACCCAATTAGTTGAACAGTACCTGCAAGACTGCGACATTTGTACTTTTACTCATTGGGGAAGGCAATGCATTTATCAAGAAGCGGATACGTGCTCTCAACTAGGTTTAGACGATCCTGAAATCATTCGAAAGCAAATGGAAAAGTATCGCATCGAAGGTTATCCAGAAATGAATGGTCTTAATGCGGGTGGATTTATTTTAAGAAGACATACCAAAGAAGTAGCTGAGTTCAATCGCTTTTGGTGGGATCAAATTAATCAGTATTCCAAACGAGATCAATTGAGTTTAAATTATTGTATTTGGAAAACTGGAATTAAGATGGGAACCTTCTGCCCATATCCTGGAAATGATTTCATGGGAATCAGAGTACACGGCACGTGAAAATTTTAATCCTCGCTGATATTCCTGGATGGATCGTAGATCGTATTACGGATCGTATGATTGAAGGAATCGATTTTCAATTTACGAAAGAGTATTACGCGAGCATTCCGTCTGAGCGTCTTGTAGAGTTAGCGAATCAACATGACCTTGTTCACTATAATAATTGGGATATTCAATATCACTTGAACGTTCTCGATCAAATAAAAGTACCATTCTTGATGTCTATTCGTTCTTTTAGATATCCCCCTTACGTTAGAGACTTAGCAAGTAAACTTCATATTCATGTAATCCATATGGCTCTAAAGGATGTTTTTATAGACTCGCATTATATTCCAGATGGAATCTTCGATCAGTTTATTCCAGATCACGATTTCGTAGTGGGCTATGCGGGAAAGCCAAGTGACTATAAAGGCTTTCCAATGATTGTTCAAGCGTGTTCTGAACTTGGAGTAAAGTTTAAACCCGCCACTGGCGATATTAAAGCTGAAGACATGTACGACTATTATAAATCAATTGACCTTCTGGTATCCGCTTCGTATGCAGAAGGCTTCTGCGCTCCAGTAATGGAATGCTTAGCAATGAATAAGCCAGTGATAACAACTGATGTTGGCGCAGCGAGGTTTTTAAACGTACACAAGATTGAAAGATCGGTTGAAGGAATTAAACAAGGTATTCAAAAATTTTATACGCGAGACCAAGTAATACCAAAATTTGCGTGGTCAAATATTTGTGATCAGTTCAAAAATCTCTATATTGAATTAAAGGACAGAGCATTAAATAGACTTTAGAAACGAGAAACCGATTGTAGCGGAAAGAGTTACTCAAATTTCTGCCAAGATTCGCGATGAATTATATGTGTAATCTATTTGTGAAAGACTTGGAACTTGGTTCACTACTTGTATAGGAAGGAGAGATAATGATCATTCGCAATGATGACGTATCGGTTGATACTCAGATGTCAGACTTTTATAAGTTTTGTGAAATCTGTGACCGACGTGGATTTAAAATTCTTCAAGGAATAACCATTTGTGGAGAGACTCATAAGATTGATTATCGAATGGATAACAATCAAATTAAGTCTCTCGGCTCCGGTCGTCAGATCTTTGAGCATACTGAACTTATCGATTACCTAGTACAGCGGAATGATTTAATCGCTGTTCATGGATTATGGCATACTCACGAGGTAACCGAGAAAGAAATCGAGTCAGCTAAGCGAATGTTAACAAGGGTATTAAAACCAACATACTTTATACCTCCTTTTAATGAGGGCGATTATCCAAATGAAATATGTGGATTGCAAGTTTCGTCGAAAGACGCTCAAAATATTGAACACTATTTTCAAACCACAGATATTCCAACAACTGAAATCGCTTATACCCATTTTTGGAGATATGGAAGATGGTATCCTTGGGAGACTCTGGAAAAAACCTTAGATCGTATTGTCGAGAAGATGATCCAGAGTTAGACTTCAAGACTGTTCAACCTGAAGCGGTTGGATTAGATCCCACAGAATGTTTTCGTTCATCACCTTCCGGCGATGAATTTCTTAGACATTTTATCCAGTCTCTAAATATCACTGATCAAGATTCGATCTTAGATATTGGATGTGGAAAAGGAAGTGCGATGTGTATTATGCGTGAATTTCCTTTTGCACGAATAATGGGAGTAGAGATTTCCGAACAACTTGCTGAGATCGCAAAACATAATTTCGAGACTTTACATTCCAAAAGATGTATCGTCCACGTTGGTAATGCAGCGAGGTTTTCATTGTATAACTTATTTAATTACTACTATCTATACAATCCATTTCCATGTCATGTAATGACACAAGTTATAACAAAGATTAATCAGACTACCGCAATGTCAAGTCGTGAACGTTTCATCATCTATAATAATCCGGTGTGCCATGATGAAATCATAAAAGGAGGTTGGTTTAAAATTAAGGAAGTTCCAACTAAATGGAGCTTGCGAATTTTTATTTATTCCAACAGGAGCCCGAAATGATTGTTTCAACGGATGAAGCACTTGAACTAATGAAGGAGAAGGATCTACAACCGGTGAGTGACATTTGGCACTACTCGTTTAATATCGAGCAGTACTATGAGTACTTCGACTTCTTACAAGATGATCATGCTTCATTTTTAATTGCGCCAAAGAAGTTACACCAGTGGGCGCCATTACCCATTTTTACTAATAAGCCGGATGATGAAAATTTAACTCGAGCTTGGAAAGGAACGAATCGATTTTGGTTTTGCAGGCTCACAACATTTGACGATTTTTTAAATCGTCGCAGTACTATGAGTCGAATGCCGCGAAAGCATTTTCCCACTTTGCAAACTTTCCCAAAGAAGGATGCTTACTTGCAAGGCAAGTTATCAATTGAATTTCTTGACATCCCGACTTTTCAAGAAATTTATGACAATTTAAAAAGGGAAGAACACATCAGTGGTAAAGAGGTTTTGGATTCTCTTTTTCGATCAAACATTGGTACTCCTCATGACTGGTTCAAGATGATGACATTGGAAGTCAAGAAAAGTATCGTGGGGGTGGGTCTTCTAGTCGATGACGGTCGTAGTCAATCTTTAATCAACTTAGCTACCATAATTGATTTAAATCGGTATGGCTTATATATGTTAACCTTGTGGATTAAAGAATGCTGCGCGGTACGATATAAATCCGTTGATGCAGGAATCAGTGGCACATACGGAATCTATAAAGATCAAATCTTTATAGATTCCGTATTCGAAAGATTGCCGTACAAAATAAACCTTTGAGGTGACTGTAAATGGATAGATGGGATTTAATTAACTATTTAATCGAAACTTTTGGGTACAAAACTTATCTGGAGATTGGAGTCTACGATCCCAAAAATAATTTCGATAAGATTAAAGCTGAAGTGAAACATGGAGTAGATCCTGACCCAGCAGGACCTGTCTCCCACAAAATGAAAGCCGATGACTTCTTCGCTCAGAATAAGGATAAGTATGATCTTATCTTTATTGATGGATTTCATGTAGATGAGCAGGTGTGTAAAGACGTTGCGAACTCTCTCGCAAGTCTAACTCCTAACGGAATGATTGTTCTTCACGATTGTAATCCACTCGAGAAGGATCACCAGGAAGTTCCTGCTGTAACAACTTATTGGGTAGGAACAGTTTGGAAAGCTTTCACTAGGTTCCTCACTCAGCTCCCACCTGACATCGAAATGTTTGTCGTGGATATTGACACTGGAATTGGAATAATGAAAGCGACAGGGAAGGGGACGCGATTAGATCCAATTCCTGAGCAGGAATTAACGTTCGAAAATCTCGAACTTAACCGCGCGAGTTGGTTAAACCTTAAAACGTTTGATGAGTTTCTCGCTTGGGTGAAAGCTCAAGTCCCAACTCCCACGCCAAAGAAATCAACTAAGGCTGTAACTGAGTCTGAAACTCAATCTATGAAGCTTGATCAAAAAGAAGCTAATGCGCAAACATTGATTGAGCCAGAGGTTGAAACTGACAAATTATCAAAAAGTAAAGGAGGAATAAACTAAATGCGTAATAAGATTTTCACATTCTTGGCCGTACTTGGTCTCGTGTTGACCATTGGTGTAGGCTGCGCGAACTTTAAGAGCAAAATTTGTGGTAATGGTCCTGATGTAGCAATCAGCCTTCAAAACACAGTGAATACTCTTAAAGCGACCGCAGATGAGCTCAACGCGATTCTTCAGAAGGGCTACGACGCTCAGATCGCTCTTGCTTACTCTATTGCTAAGACCGCACTAACCGCCGCACAAGCACTTCTTGCACAGAATTGTCCCGATCCAAAAGATGTTGAAGCCGTTGCGACTACAACCACTGAAGAAGTACAGCCTAAAGCTTCAGCTGCTAAAATGCGCGCTGTTAAGCTCGGCCTAATTAAGTAACTACCTTATAACTCGAGGGGAGGAAAGCCTCCCCTCATCTCCTAACCCATGAATCTACCAGCTTTAATAACCGGTGACTTACACGTCGACTCTCGAAATCTTGACGTATTTAATGAGTGGTGTAAGTTCGTGAACTCCTTTAAGGAGTTTGAAACCCTTATAATCATTGGAGATTTATTCCACTCACCTGAATCGATCAAGTGGGATTGTCTTCTATCGGTGTTCGACTTCTTCGATAAGTTCGATCGCGAAGTCATTCTATTGTCAGGTAATCATGATCAAGTCTTTTACCGTGATGTTAGATCAACGATTAGTGTATTTAAGAGATATGCTTCAGTAATTGAAAAGCCTTGTAAGGTTGGTTTAACTTATTGGATTCCATCACGACCTGAAGAAGAGTTCATTAAACTCGTATCTGAGTATGCTCCAGAAAGAAAAGATGGAACTGTTTTATTTATGCATCAAATGATTCATGAGTTACGGCTTAATAATAAAGTTCCAGTTTCTTCTTCTATTAAGACTGAACACTTGGAACCATATGAATGGGTATTCAATGGACATTTACATAAACCGCAAGTAGTACCTCCTATTGTTAATGTTGGTACTCCATGGCAACATTCATTTGCTGAAGCTGGACAACAAAAGTTTATGTGGCTTTATGATGGTAAGGAAGCGAAGGCAATAGTATCGCCAATAAGAGAAAGGTTTATTGAGGGTACTATTGAAGAATTACTCGAAGCAGATTTAAAAGATAAAAATGTTAAAGTATACTTGAAACAACAAGACAATTTAGATATAATAGTAAAAGCATTACAAGAAAAAGGTGCAAAGAGTTGGGTTTTGAAACCGATTGAAATGAGGATAAGTAGGGTAGACGCTTCAGAGGTGCACGCTTCACTTCAATCGTATATCATTAATTATTCAAGAGTTCAAAATCTAGATCCTGATGTTGAGGCGTTAGGTGCTCACTTCTTGGCGGGGCAATGAAATCAATTCGTGATATCGATATAACAACCAAAGAAGGAAAGCTATTAATTATAACACTTTGTACTTGTCTGGGTTATATAAGCAAAACCCTCAATGAAGTTCTTGTCGAGATGGTTGAACTCGCGAAGCTGGCTTTCAAAGATGAAAATTAAGTTCCTCTATGTAAGCGCTCAATACTTCCGCTCGTTTAAATCCTTTCATTTAGATTTACAAGCCGGAGGTATATCATTAGTACAAGGTGAGTTACTCGGAGACTTAGAGTCTGTTGAATCAAACGGTTCTGGTAAGTCATCCTTATTCTCAGCGATCTCATGGGCGTTATATGGGAGGCTCCCGCACATTAGTGGTAAAGATGTTACTGGAGATGACGTAATTTCTTGGGGCACCAATAAAGGATGTTACGTTAAAGTAGCATTTAAAATTGGTGATGATACTTATGAAGTTATAAGATTCCGTCAAGATCCAACTTATGGTAATAAAGTTCGAATTTGGCTTGGTGAAGATGAAAAGACTTTAGCATCGAATCCTCAAACTCAAAAACTAATTGAAGAGATTGTTGGAATCTCACAAGATCTCTTTGCTCAATTAGTTTATATTACCGATGCCTCTATGAGGAACTCTTTCTCGTTTGAAACTGATGCTAATAGAAAAAAGATTCTCGTTGATGTTTTACCGCACTTGAGACAGTTTGGTCAGGCAAGAGATAGAGTAAAAGACGCTCACGATGTCTTTAACGAGAATCATAAGCGCTTAAATCAAGAGCTTGAAACTCTCAATCAGATGATCGAAGCACTTCCAGATATGGCGGAGAGTAAAAAACAAAGTGCGTTAATTAGCGAGAGAATTGCAAAGCTTGAAGATCAGAGGATTGATTTGCAATCCAAGTTGACTGACTGCGAGAATTTAATTCTTGATTGTACGAGAATTTTAAAAGAGCACGATTCCGCCTTAAAGGCAGCTTCAGAGTCTGAATCGTTGGCAAGAAAGAAGTATGAGATTGAACGCGAAAAGTATAATCAGAAGGTCGCGCAACGTAAAATGATCGAACGAGATTACACTCGTTGGTTAAACGCGAAGGATGAATGTCCGGAATGTAGTCAAAAAATTCCCTTGCAGTTAAAGCAGATTCAACGTTCACATCATAAGTGTCAACTCGACTTAGAGATCATGTGTGAAGAAGCTTACCATTTATCCTGTATTGCATCTGAAGAGTCGTTACGTAAAGCTGAACATGATAAGAATGAAGTTTCTTTTGCATTCAATCGAATTGGCCAGGAGAAGAGTTCGTATGAACAAGAACGTGAGAGAATCTTAAATGCGATCGCACAAATAAAACAAGAGAAGGCGAATCTCGAAAATATCCGAACTCACCTAGAAAGTGAATGTCAAACAGCTGCTGATCGTCGTCGTGCTCTTGATTCACGCGTGAGTGAAATTCAACGTCTTCTAGAAACTGTGGCAGTTTATATTGATCCATTAAAGTTTTGGTTGCAGGGATTTGGTCCTAAGGGTGTAATATCATTAGCATTAAAACAAACCTTAGACCTTTTAACTGAGAGAACGAACCATTGGTTGTATAGATTGTGGCATGAGGGAGCTTCAATCGTTGTAGGTTTTCCTCAAGAAGATATATCAAAGATTACGGTCGACTTCATTATCAACGGCAAATCAGTTAATATCATATCTTTAAGCTCGGGACAAACGAGAAGATTATGTCTCGCGCTATGCTTTGGACTTCGTGAAACGTTGCAATCATTGTCAGGGTGGCAAACAAATCTTTTAGTATTAGATGAAGTTTTTGATAGTCTCGATAATGCTGGTAGATTACAAGTTCTTGAAAAGATGCGTGAGATAAAAGATACTTCAATCTTTGTTATTTCACAATTTCCACACGTATCTGGTCCAATCGATCATATGATCAACGTCCAATACGATCATGGAGTTTCAAAAATTATATGAAACCGTTAATTTACTTGGCAGATCCTCATACGATTCCGGATCCCGTAGAGAATACTCGTCGTGTTATTCAGAAGGTTGAAGAACTAACAAAGCTCGGCTTCGCGGATGGAGTATTTAAGACGTTGTGATTTAATGTATCGAATGAAAGGAATGAGTCCAGGATCAGATAAAGAAGAGAAGCTGGCAATTGAATTAAACATTCCTATAATTTATGAGAGTGAGGAATATAAATGGATACAACAGCAAAACAAGATCTCGTAAGGAATATGTTAATCGCGATTGGTGAAGATCCAACTCGTGAAGGATTGTTAGATACTCCGAAGCGAGTCGTAAAAGCCTGGAATGAAATGTTTGCCGGATATAGAATGAAGCCGGAAGACATCGCTACCACATTTGATGCAGATGGGTACAATGAGTTAGTTCTTTTAAAAGGAATTGAATTCTACTCTACGTGCGTCGCAGGCTTTACAATGGTTGAAACTCCGAAAGGAAGGATGCCCTTATTTGCTTTGCGCTCAGGCGATTGGATTTATTCATTTAATGAACAACTCAAAACGTTTGAAGTTGAACGGTGCTTAAATCCTAGAGTGACTCAGAAGGATGTCGAAGTTTTAAGGGTTATTTCCGAAAAAGATACTTTATTGTGTACTCCAGATCATAAGTTTTTAACTTATGATGGTTGGGTTGAAGCTAAAGATTTGCGTCCTGGAACTAGAATTATCTCTGTATATGAAGATCCAATAAGAAGAGCCGCAATGTTTAAAAAAAGAAGTGAGTCGGTTGCTGTATCGTGGGAGGGAAGACGCGCCGATAAAAATCATAAAATTTTAGGTGTCGATTCTTTCCATGAAAAAATTGATGTTTGGTGCCTTGATGCACCTAAAAATCATAACTTTGTTGCGAATGGGATGGTCGTACACAATTGTGAACATCACATGTTAAGCTTTTCGGGGAAGGCACATGTTGGATATATTCCAAATGGAAAGATTATCGGGATCTCAAAGCTTGCGCGCATCCTCGACATCTTTGCCAAACGTTTGCAGATCCAAGAACGAATTGGTCAACAAGTAACTCGAGCAATTAACGATTTGCTTGATCCAGTCGGTTCTGCTTGTATCATCGAAGCACAACATCTATGTATGAGATGTCGAGGAGTTGAGAAGCAAGAGTCAGTAATGATCACGAGTAGCTTAACTGGAGTCTTTCTCGAACACTCCGATAGAGGATTAGCAGCTCGCGCAGAACTGATGAGTTTAATAAGAGGTTAAAAGGAAAAAAGTGGGTGTCTCCGGTATATGATTATGTCAACTTTTTGATGCAGCTTTTGCTCACTATACTTTTTCCCTTTTAATAGCATCTAAAACCATTGATAATTTATTTATCAATTGCAGGAATACTGAAACAAATGTAAAACACGGAAGTGAGGAAAGCGTTACTTCTATGACGAGGTCTGAGAAAATCGGACTTACTGCTCCACAAGTGGAGCTCCAGAAGCACAACCGAGAGATGCGCGTTAGCGTTAGGAACTCGTGATTAATGTATCTAAACGCTTTTCAATTTTTCTCCGTGCTTCCTTAAAAGGATTTAAATTGTAAGTTTGGGGTTACTTCGTGCATAGGAAAAAACCTTGATCACAATTTCTCCCAATCTTACAATTTAAAATAAAGGGTAGTGAGATTAGGCTTACTTCGCACATATGCTCATAACACGTCAGTGCTTAAACAAGCCTTTTCATTTTACTCCTACCTATTTTACCTAAGAGAGGTATAAACAAATGGCTGGACCTAAAGGCGGTAAAGGTGGCGGAGGTAAAGGTGGCGGAGGTAAAGGTGGCGGAGGTGGTAAAGCCTGTTAATAAGTTGTTATCCTTTTGTAGGGTCTGAATACCGGATGAATCCGGCTTTCTAAAAGCCCTCTGAAGCTGAGGGAGCATTCACTAGTGTGAGGTAGTGACGTTTAGGGTTACTTCGGTAAAGCAACTGTTCGAAAAAACAAAACCCTTTACACTTTTCTCCTCAATACTTCGCAGGATTTGAAATGGGTAACCTTAGTCATTGCTGTCCGTTTTGTGGAACTCCAGTTACGGTAGTTGGGCCTTGTGAGAAGTGTATGCCTAAATCACCCGAGCAGATTTTGCAAGGAGCTATAAGAGAAGATCCTATATTACAACAGAGTATCGTGGCAACAGAAGGTGATGAACTAAAGGATATTATTTTTAACTACGTCAACGCCCAGCCTGAGAAGCGGCTTCACCTTGATACAATCATTGCACGAATTAAAGGTGCTATGCCGAACGAGCACACAGGAAGTGTAAAACGCGCACTAAGATTTTTGCTTGATGAAGGGCGCGTAAAGCAAATTCAAGAAACTATAGTAATCAATTAGGAAGTGAGGAAACGGCTACTTCGACTAGGAACCGCCATTGTAGGTTCGAGTCCTACTCTCCCGATCATGGCGGGAGATGGTGAAATTGGTAATCACAGCGGAATAGAAAAACCGTTTTCATTTTTCTCCTAATGTAGTTGTGAGAGGTCTTACGAAACGAAAGCAATTATATTTATATTAAGTCTCGCCCTTTCTAGTATCATTTGGGTGGCAGTACGACTTCATTAACTTGATGCGGATTGGAGAAGCGGTCTATCTCGTTTGGTTCATAACCAAAAGATCACCGGTTCGAATCCGGTATCCGCTACCAAATTTTAAATTGGGAAGTGAGGGTTGAGTTACTTCGATCATTGGTGACCGTTAACACTCAACTCGGTTTTCTCCCAATTTTCTTTGAACGCTCTCCAGGTAGTGAGTTGAGATACTTCGACACTATTAATGCGGCTAAAAATATCCTGGCCCTGGGAATGCAGGGCTTGAGGCTGGATTCATCCAGCTCTCTAGAAGCCCTCTGCTTCAGCTGAGGGAGCATTCACCGTCGCTGAAAAGAAAGAAACGAAGCGCAAAGCGGCATTCGGAAATACCATGAGTAATTCCGCTCTCAAAGAACTTCTTTTGATACCACTGCTTCAGATCGGAATTCAAAAGCCAAAATTCGTAGAAGAGCAGCAAGATTTTTTGACTACTGTCGTTTACCTCTTAACAAATTTGATTTTGAAACGCTTTAAATCTAATTTTTGAGGAATATGAAAATGTTAGAAAGTACATTCTCCAACGAGCTTCAGGGTGAACAACCTAATTTCGCTCCCGCGGCACCCGTTCTTTCAGGCATCACTTTCGTGGGACGAGTGGCAAAGATTCAGGTTTCGTTGCCTATCGCTGATGCAGATGGTGGTGCTTTGACTGGATTGGCTGCGGTGAATGTGTTCTATAAGAACGCTACATTCGTTGGTTCCGATCCTGCAACTGAACGTGCGGCTGGAACTCCGATAGTTACAGTTGCAATTACTCCTGAGCAAGCTGGCCAAGTGGTCGAAGTGGATATACCAGATCTTGAGTTTGGAAAGGTTTACTTCTTCGCCGCAACATGTAACGATTAATCCTGCTTAAAGCAAGGCTCCAATGGAAAGCCCTTTTTCAAATCAAAAGCAGGCAATGATCGTTCTTATGCCTTGGCCTTGGTGTGTGATCTACGCCTGGATCATCAGATGGTGGCACAAGCTGAGGGAGCATTCACATTCTTCCTGGAGGTGCTGAAATGGCAAAATTCAACAGGAAAGTGTTATCACCAACATTAACAACTAACCTTGCAGGTGGTGAAGCTTATCAAGTGTCACCACAGTTGCAGTTCGTAACGACCCTGCTAACTTCATTCGCCGAAGACCAGTATTACCGGAAGGCAAGTGGAGCAGTCCGGACTGTTCGGTCTCTGATCGATCAGTTCCCGGATAAGTTGTTCGCGGCTAAGGCTGCGATCTTTGCTCGCAATGAGTTTGGAGTGAGATCCATTACTCACGTCGTTGCGGGTGAGATTGCCAATCGAGTTAAGGGAATCGGCTGGACCAAGCGGTTCTTCAATGCCGTTGTAAGGCGTCCGGATGACATCCTGGAAATTCTAGCTTATTACCTTGCAACTTATGGCAAGCCACTGCCAAACTCCTTGAAGAAAGGGTTGGCGGCTTCTTTCGACAAGTTCGACAAGTACCAGCTGGCAAAGTATCGCGGCGAGTCTCATAGCGTATCCCTCGTGGATGCGGTGAACTTAGTGCACCCAAAACCGGTTGCCAAGAACGCGGAAGCGTTACGACAGCTGGTTAAGGATGCCCTGAAGTCCACTGAGACTTGGGAAGCGAAGTTGACCACTGCTGGACAAGCGGCTCAAACCGAAGCGGAAAAGGAAGAGTCGAAGTCCCAAGCTTGGACTGAGTTGATTCGTGAGAAAAAGCTCGGGTACTTCGCGTTGCTCCGTAACCTACGGAACATCGCGCAGCAAGCTCCAGAGATTCTGGAAGATGCGCTGTCAATGCTGGTTGATCCGCAGCTCATCGAAAAGTCTTTGGTTCTTCCGTTCCGGTTTGGTACCGCATACAAGGAAATGGCTTTGGCTCGGAAGTCAGCCAGCACCAAAGCTGAAGTTTCCTTGTATGATAAAGTAGCGGGGGCTCTTGCAACGGCTGCTAGCATTTCTTTGAACAATGTGCCTAAGCTGCCTGGCAAAACCCTTGTGGCCTTAGATGTGTCGGGATCTATGGAAGGCAAACCTTTCGATATCGGATCCATGTTCGCTGTAGCTTTGGTAGGTGCGATGAAGGCGGATCTTATTATTTTCTCTAACTCCGCCAAGTACCTCAAACTGACCAAGACTGGAGATATCTTCGAGAACATCGATTACATCTACAAGCATTCCGACTTTGGCGGAACTGACTTTCACTCAGTCTTCAGAACCGCCAAACATGCGTACGATAGAATCATCATCCTGTCGGATATGCAGGCTTGGGTCGGGTATTATACACCAAAGGAAAGCGTGAAGGCCTTCAAGAAAGCCACTGGCGCCGATCCGCTAATCTACTCCTTTGACCTGCAGGGTTATGGGACTCTGCAATTTCCAGAGTCAAAGGTATTCGCGCTGGCTGGATGGAGCGATAAGGTGTTTGACATCATGAAGATTTTAGAAACTGATCGTCAAGCCCTCATCAACACCATCAATGCTGTAACCTTCTAGTCCTAACGGGTAGGAGATCTATGGGTCTCCTACCCGTTATTTTTTGCTCTAATTGAGGATCCAGACATGGAACCAGTGTTGAGATCGAAAGCGCGTAGAGTTTCAATACAAACTTTGAAGGAACGTGACCTTGAATGGAAGAAGCTTATGGATCAAAGTCATAGTTATGAATTAGATGAAGACTGCATTCGAGCTCACGTTTTAAACATGTTAGGACTTCTTAGTGAAGTCGATCTTCCTCAGGTACTTCATGCTCGAATTGTTTGGGAAGAGCTGCAGGAAGGTGCTACAGGTCAAGTTCATCCTAATGTTGCTGAAGCAAGAAAAAGAGTTGAGATTTTAAAGAAAGAGGTGGAATCTAGTGCAGATGAATCAATTTAGAAGATAGATGAATGGTGGAATCTACGTAATTCAAAACTTAATTAACCATCAAGTTTATATTGGTAATGTGGAATCGAAAGTATTTGGAGAGTGATGATGGAATTACTAGTTAAACTTCGTTATGAAGATTCAATCCCACCTTCAAAGAAACGTCGTGAAGATGCTGGGTGGGATTTATATTCTCAAAATGAAGTAACGTTAGCACCCGGAAGTACGGTTCCTTTAGACTGTGGAGTCTCTATTTGGGTGCCAGATGGATTTGCTGGGATTATCTTTCCTAGAAGTTCTTTTCGAAAACGCGGCTTGACCTGCCATAGCGTCTATGATCATGGGTATACTGGGTTGGTCCAACCGTTTATCACAAACGGGTCAAATCAGGCAATTTTAATTGAAAAGGGTGAAAGAGTTTTACAATTCCTTTTCATGCCCGTTTTGCTTGGTGGTCGAGTTCGAATCGTTGAAGACTTACCTGAATCCGATCGCGGTGAGAACGGAGTAGGATCTACAGGTAGGAAATAATCATGTTAGCAACAAATGGTCAATATATATTTAGTTTTGTGTGGTGGGTTTTTAGATTCATTACTTTAGCTGAAGTTGTGGCTATTGTTTATCTGTTTGCCTCGACTTGGAAGCTTAATAAGAGTATCGAAATTACCCAATCTATGATGGAAGAAATCATGGAGCTAAAGAAACAGCGCGAAGTTCACTCCGGCGAGATGCTGCGAATGGATCAAAAGTTTTCCGAACTTTACTCTAAACATAAAAGGAATCCCGAAAATGACTGATTCTGATTGCACACAACATCGTACTTGTACTGGATAGATCTGGATCGATATCAACCGTTAAGGATGACAGGTTGGCAGTTTTAATCAATTCCTCGAAGAGCAACAAAGTTACTCCAGGTAAAAGCGACAATGACGCTGGCTCAATTTGATAATGAATATGATATCATTTATGACTTCGTCCCGATTCAGCATATTGCTAAGAGAACAGAGAAGAACTTTAATGGCTAGATTGCTTGATGCTGTTGGTATGACGACTAAAGGTGTCGAACAGTATCTAAGAAATCTCCCCGAAAACCAAAGACCCTCAAAAGTTTTTGCGATTCTCACCAGCGGTCATGAAAATGATAGTCGCAAAAATTCCCCCGGTTAAGTTTCATGTTTTAATGGTAATGCCACGAAAGGAATGTTTGGAACGTGTCCTCATAAAATTGAAAAGGGAGTGATTGTCATGGCTGGAGAGATGTCTTGTATTGTCCTTTTAAGTGGTGGAATGGATAGTGCTACCTTACTCGCTAAAGCAATTAACGAGTTTGATAAAGTTAGCGCTCTCACTTTAATTTATGGTCAGAAGCATCGTCATGAATTAAAATGTGCAATGACTTTAACTAAGCACTTTAAAGTTCCCCACAAGGTCTTGGACGTATCGGTTATCAATTCGATTCTTCAAGGTTCGGCGTTAACTGATTCTAGAGTGTCTGTTCCAAAAGGGCACTACGAAGATGAATCAATGAAGATGACCGTAGTGCCCGCACGAAATACAATCCTTCTAAGCCTCGCGCTTGGTTGGTGTATCAGCTGTGGATTTAATACGGTTGCGTATGCTGCACATTCTGGAGATCATGCAATCTATCCCGATTGTCGTCCAGACTATATCGCCGCGATGCAAGACGTATTTAATAAAGCGCATTACTGGCCAATTAATCTATATGTACCTTTTATGCACATGGATAAAGGTTCAATCCTTGAAGTTGGATTTAAGTTGGGTGTTCCGTATGAACATACGTGGACTTGTTATGATCCACAGGGTGAAGAGCCCTTAGCATGTGGAACTTGTGGTAGTTGTACTGAAAGGCTTGAGGGATTCGCAAAGAATAAAGTGAAGGATCCCGTTCAATACGTGAAAAGGTAAAACTTATGATTGTCAAACTGATAGCTGCTCTTGAAGTTGATGATGAAGCTTTTCTTGGAATCGTTGCTGAACTAAAAGAAAAACTTAAAGCTGATGCGAAGATCATCGAGACGAATTCGGATCTTGAAACGCTCCCCGCTATCAGTCAGTATTGGTTAGCTCAGCGAGCTGATCTTGAATTCTTTAAAAGGCAAATCGAAAGAGACATTCGAATTGTCTCCGGTCCATTTCTAGCGAAGATTCAAAAATCGCATTATGTAACAAGTAAAATTCTTGAAGCAGCGTTGCAGGAAGATCAAGAGTATGCCAAATTAATGGATAAGCTGTCAAGAATAACTTATGTCTTGGACTTAATTAATTCGACTGTCACTAGCCTTTGGTTCAAACGCGATTCACTTGTGAACCTTTCTATCACTCAGAGAAAACAGCTGTCATTTGAACAGCGCGAGTACTAGAAATGGGTAGCGGAGTTTATAATCCTTTTGCATGGCTTGAGGCTGGATTCATCCAGCTCTCTAGAAGCCCTCTGAAGCCGTGGGAACATTCACAATAAACAATATAAACTTTTAAACAGTGTTTAATTACACAGGAGGAGAACTGCTATGACATTCTTAGACGCACTAAAGAAACAGTTGGACCCGGAGTCATTTCGTAAGCTTGCTGATGTCCGCTCTGCGGTAGAAGGCCGTTTTATGAAACTCGCTGACGGTATTAATACCGTCAGGATCTTGCCTGCTTATAAAGAAGGTGGATTATGGTTTCGGGAAGTAAGGAACCACTTTAAAGTTGGTGGTGGAGAAAGAAATCGTGTGTGCGTTTGTAACGCTGCCGAGACTCCTCCATCAAGATGTTTCGTCGACGATGCTATTACAGTCTTAGCAATGTCGCCGAGTAAGGAAGATCAGGAAGCGGCTCGTAATATGAAAGCTAGTCGGGTCTTCTGGGTTAACGCTTATGATGTGAAAGCCGAAGAGCCCGTGGTAAAAATTTTACCTTTGAGCTTTACTGTCTTTGGACAGGTCTTTCAGCTATTCATAAGCGGCGAAGACTTCGTTCATCCCGAGACTGGATTCAATGTGATTATTACAAAGAACCCGGGAAATCGATATAACGTCCGTTTAGATCGTCAATCTTCGGCGATCGCTAACGAAGACCTGCTAGGTCAATGTCATGACCTGGATGCAATAGTTCAAAATCAGCGTCGTAGTTATGAAGAGCAGAAAGGTTACTTTCCGCCTGAACTAGTTGCTCGTGTTGAGAGCTCTTTAGGTGGAGGTAAATCTTTTGAGGGTACTGGCACTATTACTCCAGAAGCACCTATCAAAGAAGCTAAAGATACTGGAGGAGATAATATCAAATCTGGTATGGATAAGTTGAAAGGTGCAATCGCAGGCGAAAAAGTCGTTCTCGGCGAGATCGACTAATTATCTCAATGATCATGCCCGGGGGCTTTGGCTCCCGGGCTTCTAGAGTTTATATGAGCCAACTGCGCGAAAAGTTAGGTGCTTTAGATCTAGACTCTCCTGAATGCCACGCCAACGTCAAGGAATTTATTCCGTCTGGAATTCCTACATTTGATATTATTACAGGAAGAGGTGGAATTCCTGTAGGAAGAACTATCAGCTTAGTAGGAGAACCTGGAACTGGAAAAAGTTCTCTTGTCTATTCAATTCTTTCATCCGTTCAAAAACGTGGGGGAATTAGTGTTCTCATCGATAGTGAATACTCTTTGGAGGTTGAGCGAGCCAGGATTGTAGGTCTAGACACTAATGAACTAATTAAATTCGAAGATGTACAACTTGAGCAAATAGTTCCTCTCATAGAAAACGTTATAAAGCTTGTAAGAGCAGATAATCCTGATAAGTTGTTATGTATTGCTTTAGATACATGTTCTGCGCTTGCGAGCGAATCTGACCTGTCTATGGCAGAGGGAAAGTCAACTCAGCCCGGAATGCACGCACGATATTTCAGTCAAGCTTTTCGAAAAATTGTTGGTTTGATTGCAAAGACTCGCGTTGCATTAATCTTAGTACATCAACCAAGAACGAAAATTATGACGATGGGTTATGGAAGTCCTTTAACGTGGTTAGCTAAAAACCCTACCACGTTTTACTCTTCCATGATTTTCCAGCTTGCTAGATTTCGTTATGTCAAGCAAGGACAAGATCCCATTGGCATTGAAGTTAAAGCAAAATGCATTCGTAATAAGTTAGCACCCCCTTTAAAGGCTTGTAACTTTATCGTTCGCTGGGATTCAGGAGTAGATGGAGTAACTCCAATTTTGGATCTGCTTATTATGGCAAAAATTGCACTTAAAAAAGGAGCTTGGACAACATTGCCGAATGACGTAAAAGTTCAGTCAAGTACTTTTCGTGACTACTACCGTGAACATTCAGAACAAGTAGATTTGTGGGTAAAAGAAGCAATGGAAAATTTGACTGATGCTGACATGGACGAAGAAAAAGATCCAGAGGTAGACTAAAAATGGTGAGAAAGGAAGGTAGTAAGTGGGTTGTACGCGCTGAATCAACTGGACGTATTCTTGGAAAGCATCCTACTAAACGGGAAGCTTTAAGGCAACTGAGAGCCGTTGAGGCGAACAAACACGGGAAAAAATAAGCGCGATCCAGCAATTATCTTTAAAACTTCAAGCCAATTTTGATTGGTATGTAGCAATCGTCAGAGGGAGCATTCACGCGAGGTTAGCATTGAAGAACAATATTGAATTGCATAAACAGGCTTTTGAATTATACGTTCAAGGGTTGACGCTCGAAGAAATTGCAGGTAAATTAAATGTTAGCCCCAATACTTTAAAGTATTGGAAGTCAGCGCACTGCAAGTGTACCTGTTCATATCATGCTTGGGTGGATTTCAAAAGAAAGATGCAAGTTCAAGTCCCTCAAGTAGTTTCTGAGGCAGTAGTTACAGCTCTTCAACCCAAATATACCGCTCATCAATTAATCGGTCTCTTAGAATCTATTTGCTCTGACGCGTTAGAAAATAAGAAGCTTAGACCTCAGACATGGAAAGAACTTTTAGAAACATTTAAATTAATCCTTGAATTAAAACGTGCGTATGGAACAGAAGAAACAGTTGAAAGTTCCTTTGATATTTTTCGAGTTAAAGGTAAACTGGATATTCACAAATTTGTTAATGACTTCATGAAGGTGGCAGAAACTCAAGGAGATGTTGAGGCAACCGAAGTTGCAGCATTAATTGAACACACTTTAGGGAGAACGCATGATACTGAAAGCTAATTGGTTATTGGGCGTAGCTTTTACCGGATCTGAAGGTAGTGGTAAAACTACATTGATTAATCGTCTCGCGGAAGTTTTAAACGTCCCTAAAACCGTTAACGTTGTCAGAGAAGCGGTAAAGGAAATGGGTTTAGAAAAGCCTCCCGTTTTTGGAACTGACAAAGAACTAACCAGAGAATTCCAATCTTGGTTACTCCAGAAACGATCGATTAGAGAAAAGTTTATACTCAGTCCATTTCTCGCTGATCGTTCATCTATTGATATGTTTGCATATACTCTAAGTCATCTTGCGCGTGAAGACGATATGCAAGCTTTTCTTAACGATTACTATCGCCAGTGTGTTGACTACGCAAAGTCAATGTACGAGTTTCATTTCTTCGTACCTTCAGGAAGGATTCCGTTGGTTGATGATGGCCTTCGAAATACTCAACCAAACAACGCCCGTTTAATGCATTTCATTATATTGGGCATGTTGAATAACGAAAATATTAAACACCACGTAATCCAAGCATCAGGGCTGGATGATAGGGTTGATGAGGTGTTGTGGGTAATGAGGGAGAATGGCCTCATCAAGTCAGTTTAAGCTGAGTCAACTAAAAAAGAATGAACTCCAAGTACTTCGAACCGCAGCAGAAGAACGATTCGACTTCTTCAATGCTGCCTTTCTCGACACGATTCTTCAGCCATTTCATCAGAGATGGTTTGAATTTCAAATGGCGAATCCGAGGACCTTAGTACTTGGTCCTCGTGGTTCGTGGAAGTGCGTTGGTGATGATACTCTTGTCGCTACTCGCGAAGGTCTGCAGTACTTAAAAGAAGTTCTTCCTTATAGTGAAGTAACCCTCCCCTTCTCTACTTCAACGGATTTAATTGTCAATTCATGTCTCGGCGAAGCTAAAGCTACGCAATTATTCTCTAATGGTATTGATAATATCTTAGAGATCGAGACTGAAGATGGCTATGTTCTAAGATGTACTCCTGAACATCGTTGGCTAGTGTGGAATGGTTATCATCTTAAATTTCGTGAAGCTCAAGCCCTAACTCCTCACGATCGATTTGTCTTCCGTTGTAACTGGCGTTGTTTCGTTCCTAAAGATTCGAATCCCTTTAACGTTTCTCCGGAACTTTGGTTCTCAGCGCTTAGCTATTTCTATGCTGCTTATCCGAACTGGCATACAATTTGGAGGGCAACTAGAACTCGTCAGCAAATTGGGATTCCACTTTGGCGCCACTTTAACCATAAAGAATGGAAATCCCTTCCCCCCGAATTCGAAAAATATTTACAAGAAAATGGATTTGATGGAAGCCCATTGCTTCCTAAACCATTAAGAGCTTGTACCTTTTCTGCGGCTAGAACTATTGCGAAAACTTTATGGTGGTATAATCGTTATATAAAGTTCACGCAGCCTCAAGCCATTGAAGTACAGAAATGGTTTTTAAATTTAGGATTTCCTTTAACACGTTATGGTTCTACGTTACTCCAGAAGAGCGCCACATTGCGTAAGTACTTTTGGAATTTGTTAAATGGATATACCGACACTTGTGATTACACAGAATCTCAAATTGCTGAACTTGCGGGAATATTGGCTGTTGAAATTCAAAGAGATCCTTTTGTTGCTCCTATCACTAAGTTTAAGCTTGAGAAGGAATGCAAGTTGGATTTCAAACGCTATCCTAAGAAAGCACAAAGATTTGTTGAACAAAATTTAAGTGTCATTCCTGGCATTAAAAACTTTTCGTTCTTGTTTAAGTTTCCTCACTTCTTGCAACGCATTAAAGAAATAAAGAAGTCAAAAGGCTTAACAATTGATTTAACAACTACTGAAGGAAATTATTTAGCGAGTGGCGCAGTTTGTCATAACTCCACAATACTTGGACAGCATTATGCTATTTGGCATGCACTTCGTAATCCAAATATTCGAATTGGATTAATTTCTAAATCCTCACTTCTCTCATCAAGTTTCGTTAGTAAAATTAAAAATATGCTTGAGACCAATGCCAAGATGCAAATGGTCTGGCCTGATTTAATTCAACCAGCAAAGGCGCAGAAGTGGAATAATGCGGAAGTGACTTTGATGCGTTCAATGCCGTTAGCGGAAGCTACATTTACTGCTCTTGGTGTTGGATCGACCTTGGCTGGTAAGCACTTTGATATTTTAATCTTTGATGATATTGTAGATGTTGAATCAAGAGATTCTGCTGCTTTACGGCGTAAAATTTGGGATTGGTTTAGATTTGTTGCAATGCCAACTTTAAGCGTATCACATGAGACTGCTGCACACGTAATTGGAACTGCTTATCATAGAGAAGATTTATATCATAAAATCTTATTAATGGAAGCTGAGCAAGGTGGTTGGAAGTCAATGATTCAAGCTGCTATTAATGATGACGGCACATCTTTTTGGGAAGAGAATTTCCCTTTAGAGAAACTACAACAAATTGAAGCTATGTACGGACCTGATGTATTCAGGTTACAGTACCAGAATGATGTTAGTTTCTCGAGTGGTAGTGGTTTGATTTCGGTTGAAGATTTTGAAATGAGTTACTATGAGCCCCATGAAGCAATACCCGATAACTTAGATATCGTAATGGGAGTCGATCTCGCAGCACCAGGTACTGATAAGTCAAACCAACATAGTATGTTTGCTATCGCGATCGTTGGTCAGGAAAGAGGAACTAGTAGAACATTCCTTCTTGACTTTATTCAAAGAAGAAACTTGAGACTTGTCGATCAGCGCGACTTAGTTACTAGTTTTTACTTGCGCTATCCCCACATGCACTCAGTTCAGATTGAAGCGTATGCTGTTCAAACTTACTTTCATGAGTATCTAGCAGAAGGAGATGTTGTCCTTCCTGTTGTGAAAGTTCATACTACTGGATCAAAAGAATCGCGCTTCGAATTTCTAACCCACCTAGTTAAATCCCAAAAGCTACTCATCCGTCGTGATTATCATAACGAATTTATCAATGAGATGATAAGCTTTCCAAATACAACTGCTGACCTAATTGACGCTGTTTATATTGCGGTGAAGGGATTGGTCCGTGAACCAAATATAAGATTTGTAAGTTTATGGTAATGATTTTATGTGGTTACAACTACGCAAGGTGAATGGACTAGAAATAATAAAGAACGTAAACGAGCAAACTTTTGGGATTTTCGAATCCCCGTGTTTGTGTCCCTCTAGAAAATTTCTGACAAAATGACTTTAGTAGGTCGGCCTGTAAGGAGCAATACTATGGCAAACAATAAATTAGGTTATGATGTCATTAGTCTATATGATGATTTCCCGCTAGCTGAGGAAGGTAAGGTGGATGGACTTCCAACAGTTGTCCCCGCCGGAAAATTCGGCATGTCGGTTACAACGATTGGAACTCCTGGCGCTTTAAATAAGCCGGGTGAAGTTAGTGTTGGCGGTTCTCCAGAGACTCCAAAGAAACCTGGTGGAGATGTCAACATCGGTGGAAATAAGTAAAAATTTTTGGAGGTGAACTTCATGAAAGACGTTCGCAAGTATATTGGTCAACCTGGTGGAACTGTAACAACTCCTGGTGATAAGCCTGTAGCACCTAAACCTGGTGGAACTGTTACAACTCCAGGGACCAAACCAACAGCAGGAAAACCTGGCGGGACCATGAACTGGCTGCCTGGCAAGGGCAACGTTGGAGTAACACCAGAGAAATATGGTTAACCATTAAAGGAGTTAGTTGCCCTTAACTAACTCCTTTAATCTGGGACCTATTATTTTGGTTTCGTCAAATTAAAAACTGAACGTTTTTTCGTTCAGTATTTTCAATTACGTGATGAGGTTTGCGTGTCCTTACTAGACCGACCGGCTGAGAAAAGAACGAACTACAACTTTTTTGATTTAATCAATTCAGAAGAGAAAACTTATTGGTTAGGGTTTCTTTATGCTGAGGGAGCTATATAGATGAGTCTTTTGGCGGACGTTTGTAAGGCATTACAACCAGTCAATAAGAAGGTTATGCTAAAGCCGGGGTCAAACTTGACTCCAAAAGACGCAGCCTCACGTTCGTTATTTTACGAATATACGGCACCTCCAATTAACTTTAACATGCTACTCAATATTTACACCCAGAACCCTTGGGTGTATGCTGCTGTGTACCTAATCTCAAGTACCGCGTCTTCGGTACCTTTTTCTTTATATACTCGTAAAGCTCGTCACCCACTTGATCCAGATCACTGGCTTTGGGATATAGTAAAGCAAGCCAATCCTTGGATGACCTTTACCGAATTGTTAGAGTATACCTTCTTGAGTTTAGAATTAATTGGTAATGCATTTTGGGAAGTTGTAAGAAATGAAAATGGTTATGTAAGAGAGATTTATTTCTTAGACCCCGCACAAATGAGAATCATTCCGGATGCCATAACCTACGTTAAAGGATATGTATATGAAGTAGGAGATCAAAAGATCTATTTTAATCCTGACGAAGTCATTCATTTTAAATATCCTAATCCATCAAACGAATATTGGGGTTTGGGTTGTCTTCAACCTATTTGGCAACAGTTGATGTTAGATTATGCTGCCAACGAATATAATTCAAGATTTTTTGCTAACGATGCTACACCTGGTGGAGTTATCGTCACTCCTCGAATTTTAACAGATACAGTTTACAATCGCTTAGTTTCTAAATGGGAGAACAGGCATAAAGGATCTTCAAGAGCATTTAATGTAGCTATCCTTGAAGATGGAATGGATTTCAAACCTATCGCTGTTACTCCGCAAGAAGCCTCATTCTCTGAAATGAGGAAGTCGGTACGAGATGCCCTTTTTGTTGGAATGGGAGTTCCTCCCGTATTAGCTGGTGTGCCTGATGTAGCAAACTACTCAACTGCTCGGGTCGCACAAGCTATTTTTTATGATAGCACTATCGCACCTAAACTTAAAAAGGTCGGTAGTGTTATTGATCAGAGACTCATTAAGCCTTCGGATCCAACGGTAATAGGCGCATTTGATACTTCTACTGCTCCTATTAATGTCATTAAACTTTCTGCTAACTCAAGAATTGTAGCTCGTCTTGTGCAAGCAAAATTAATGACCTTGAACGAAGCTCGATCACTTTTAGGCTTACCACCAGTAGTTGGCGGAGATAAACTTCCCGGATTGGATTATCAGTTAGAAGACGTTTCAGGTGTTCCAGCTAGCGAACCGAGTGCTCCAGAAAGACCGTTAACTCCGGTGGGAGTAGGATCTGGTAACAGTGAAACTGATCCAGGAAAGCCTCCTTCAGATAGTGGAAGAAATGACGGGAGCCAGGACGGTGAAGGTTCAAAACCTAGTCCTCAATCTGCTGGTCCTGGATGGATTCCTGGAAGCGCTGGAGATTCATCACCGCAAGCTGCTACTGGTGAAACTGAGGACAGCGACTAGTCTCTGAGTAGAGGAACACTATGAAAGCAAGGGGCATAGTCTATTGAAGCTAAATCTTATAACTCCAACGTCAATTAGAAAAGTTAGCGACCGCGAACTGCTTTCGCTGCATTTTCGTTTGCATGAATTGGCTGCCCCTTTTATTAGAAAGAACGATTTAGAGAATCCAAAATTTCAAAATATCGTTCTACGCCACAAAATAATTACGTTTGAAATGATTCGCCGCGGAATTAGGTACCGCATTGTAGACTTATTAGATAAGCTCGCTTATCCTGAAGTCGAAGATTTCGCCAGTCGTTTCTCTCAATTGATTCCAAGTAAGCTCCAAGACCTTCCTAAAAGCGAATTGATCAAGCTTCATAATCAATTACATTCTGTTTGGGAAATAGTTCATTTGAGAGACGTTACCGTTCAGCAACAAGAACAATTGTGGAACTGGCACCGTTTAGTAGAACGTGAACTTCAGAATAGGGGAACCGAGGTTCCTCAGAATTGGGATTCTTTAGATAGGCCACTGGGAAGAGCAATGAATGCAGGAACTAGAACTCATCCTTCGGGTGAAGAGCAAGGTCCTTGGGTTTTTGTTGAGGATGTTATCAAATATATTCCATCTCAAACTATTGTCCTTGAACATGCGGCTTTGATCGATTCTCAAAAGAAATTGATTTGGCTCTCAGATATGGGAGGCAGCCAACTCATTAAAGTAATGTTCTTTAGAATCCTTCGCCAATTTCCGCGTGAAGAGTGGGGAGCATTTAAAACTGTGGGGTTAGATCAAATGACCTCAATAGATGTAGCTTATGATCTAGTCCTAAAGAAATTAGATCCATTGCTAACGATTCAATTAAACCTGCAATTTGAGAATCTTTGTTTGGTTAAACCTTATTTATATTTCGTTGGTGGTATGGCGACACAGGGAGCATCGAAGAACGATATTGATGTAATGCTTCGTAAAGGCCTTGAACCTCAACTCGAACAAAAGATTTTTCACTCATTCATAGGTAGATTTCCCGAACGATTTAGAACTCGATTTACGATGGTAGATGACTCTGGTCTATCACCCTTTACAAGTTATATTGGAGTAGCTTCCCTTGATCTTATGCGCTCTTTTAAAGTTCAACTTCCCGACTCGGATGAGGCAGATATGGAGATTCCCAATGGCAACGGATCGTAAGCATAATTTACTTGAAGCGCAATATGAAGCTAAGACTAACAAGCTGATTGGTCCAGGTCACTACTTCTTTCCCTGCAAAACCACTCTCTCGATTACCGCTTACCGTGAAGCTGAAGTTTTCAATATGGAGGCACTTATTGAGTACGTTCACGCCTGGCAACAGAAAGCGAAAGAGCAAATCATTATCTCGGTGGAGGGAAAATATGATGGTAATTCGTGCTATCTTCAAAGAGACTCGCATGGAAATTTCTATGTGTTCACTGAAGATGGTGCTGAAGCGACCGCGAGATTCCCTCACCTGATTGAGTATGCGAAAACCAATTTTCCGAAAGTTGATTATATTTTAATCGGTGAAGTTGAGAAGTGGGTGATGATCGATGGCGTCTCAACTCATCAAGGAAGAGAAGTCGTTGCCGGTGAATTACATTCAACCAATACTCCTCCGCAAGATGATCATTACGTTTGGAATATGCATGATTGTGTTTGGTTTGATGGCCAGGACTTGCACACTCAAAATTATTGTGATCGTTATACTTTGATGGAGAAAAAGTTTCCATTTAAGTACTCTCTACTCACTAGAATGAAACCTGGATCATTCAACCTAGTCCCGAATTTCGTTTGTAAGACGGATGAACAAATCAAGGCCGCTCTTGGAAAGCTACTTCCAATTGCACCTCTTGAAGGTGCAATGGTGAAGTGGTGGAATGGATTTCCTTACGAACTCGATGGTAGAACAAATCAAGTTTGTAAATATAAGAAGTATGCTGAAGCCCATCTTCTCGTTACCAGTAAACGTCTTGTTAGCGGCGCTGATCAGACATTTCAATACGATGTTGCTATTGAAGTACTTCCGACTGAAATGGATGAAGTTGATCAAAAATTCGTTTCGAAATATCATGATATGGATGTCATGGTTGTAGCGAGAACATTCAATACGAATGTTAAAGCCGAGATTGGCGATATCATTACTGTCAAGTTTCACAACTTGTTTGTCCATAAGAATGACGAGGGTAAATACAAATTAGATATTTATGAACCTCGCGTCTATGAAAATCGTACCATCGCGAATCCTGAAGAAAAGCCCGATACTGTTACTACGATTATGAAGATTGGAATGGATGCTCAGATGCTTTCCTTTAAAGGAATGTTTACCGAGAATGATACTATTCCTTTCGAACTCGTTAAACAGATTGATCTTTTCTCTCAATATCCTAATGAGGACCAAATTCACAAGTTCATTATCCATCATCACTGGAGAGGTATGACAACTCATGGTGATCTTCGTATTGAGCATGTGAATAATCAAGTGCTCTTAGGATATACTTTAAATATTATGGCAGACAATGTCGTGAAGGAACCAGTTTTAACATTGGCTGAAGCTGAAGCCTGGGCGAAGAAACCCGAGCTTTGGAAGTTTGATGTCCAGACTGGGAAGTTCCTTACGCGCGAAACTCATGGTGGAACTAAGAAAGCAACATCAATCTTAGTTGAATTGAAAGAGCCTGAACCATTAGAGTGGCTTACCTTTGAAGGTGTTGTTGCTCCTGGCAATGTAGGATCAACGAAACAGTACCCCGGAGTATTTTACATTGCATGTCAAGGCACCGCAGAATATGGTTTCAGAAATGGTTACTTCCAAGAGTATTGGTTCCATGTACCTAGTTGGGATAGTGGTGGTCAACGCTTACTCTTCCGACAACTTTCGTCGAACTTGCAAGCCAACTTGCCCATCGAAAAGTTCCTACAATGGGCTTTCGATGTTGAAAACGTGGTGGACGTTTATATCGTAGGTGGTGATTATATTACTTGTAAGTATGGCGATGTACAGATTCCTGATGGTGCAACTTTCAAGAATGATACTATATCATTTAAAGATGCTGTTCTTCCACCATCGGAAGGTGCTACAATTCGAACACCAACTATGTGGCTTTTGATTAAACCTAACGATGATAAACCATATGTCTTATCTCATCGTGCTGTACAAAAACAAAGAATTACTCCTTATGGTGCTTCGGGGCTACCTAAGAAAATTAGAGATCAAATCCCTGCGGAGTTCCATTATTGGACTGTTAAAGATATTCCTACCCGATTAAAAGTTAGGGATGGTCTTGTAACAGCAATTAAACATCATCAAGTGAAAGTTGATTACAGTGGGATCTATAAAAGCTTAGAGCTAATGAAAGCTTTAGATTGGAAGTCCTTGCATTGTGGAACGATCACGAAAGATGAAATCAAACAATACTGCACTCGTTCTGATTGGCAGGATGTGCGTATTGAACTCAAAGGTAAAACTTTAGAAGAGAAGTTTAAAACCTTAAAGAATTGGTTGGAAAAACATAATCACTCAAGAGCTTCCCAAGTTCAAGTAACTAACTATATTAACGCTTTGGCAAGAAGTGGTTTGATTAGCCTAAAAGCAAAAGTGGATCGTAAGTTCGTTTTAAATAGAAGGACTTGGAGAGGGCCAATTCACGTACGTATTGGTTTTAGTGCTGAGCTTTATGACCTTTGGATTGATGATGGTGATAGCGCCTACTTATGGACTTTCAATAGCAATCCAATTCTCTTTGAGTCTGCAACTGGTACATTTGAAAAGATTAAGAATAAAAAGCTAATGAATCAACTCGGACAAATAGCTCCTGGAACTGACTTAAATCCAAATAAAGCTATTCCAGTTACCATCGAACGAGTGGCAGAAGGTGAATTGCTCTTGCTTATCGATGAAGACAATCTCAAGAAATTCCAAGTAAACACCAAGGAATGGAAAGGGTTATATCTTTTAGAGCAGGATGAAAATACCAACATTTGGACAATTCAAACCACAGGAAATGTTGGCGAAAAGATGTAAGCTGGGGACTTCAAAGATAAAAATGTTCCCCCCTACATTGTTAGGAACAAAATAATTCTCGAACTAGGTGGGTCTGCGTTTTTAGTTCGAGCTTAGGAGAAAATCATGAACGGAAACCTCGCGGTTAAAATTGAAGATGGTCAAGTTGCTTTTGATGATGCGATTTTCGAAATCAAGAAAGCCGCTGACACCTTCGATGAAGAGGGCCAGCAAAAGAGAATCGTTACTGGCTACGCGGCGGTTGCCGATGTTGTTGATTCGCAGTATGAGTTGATTGCTCGCGAGGCTCTAGAGGCGGCCTCCAAAGACCTCCTCAAATATACAACTGTACTGTACAATCATGACCCGGACCGCCCAATTGGTAAAGTGCTGGAGGCGGCTCCACAGGGAAATGGACTTTTTGTTAAAGTCCAAATTTCGAACACTGAGACTGAGATCTGGGATAAGATCTGCGAAGGTATTATCTCGAAGTTCAGTTTCCGTGGTGTCATCACTGAGTATGACGAATCTTTTGATAAGAGCTTAAACCGTAACATTACGATAATCAAAGGATTTAAAATCTTCGAAATCTCCCTCGTGTCCGTTCCCGCAAATCCTGAAGCAAGGACTTTAAACTACTACCTATCCAAAGCACTCGAAGATCAAGTAGAACTACATCGGGAGACTCCTGGTAAAACCGATTCAAATACTACGGTGAAACAACCTAGTAGTGACGTCGGTGTAGCTGGGGATCAAAACGATAATCCAAACATAGGAGGGTCTGATAACATGCCTAAGATGGACCCTGATGACAAAGAAAGGCTAAATGCGATCACCGCAATGTGTGATAAGCTACTCGCTGCCCTCCAGGATATGCCTCACGTGGACGAACGTGTTGTTGCTCTAGTAAAAAGAATCAAAGATATGGTTGCCGCTTTTGGTAAAGAGGAAGCTGCGGAAGGTGAAGGCGGGAAGCCAGCATCTGGATATCCTCAACCGACTGCAGACAATCTTGACTTGGAAAACTTTGATCCTGTACAAGAGAAAATGAAATCACGTATCTCCGCCGTTGAAGAGCAGTATGCCGCTCTCGAAAAGAAGTTGGAGGAACTCCCTGCCGCCCTTGAAGAGAAACTCATCGAGGCCGTAAAAGCCCTCGCGGAGCAGCAAATTACTGAAAAAATCGGCGAGATCGAAAAGAAGCTAGATGGCCAGACAGAAGTTGTAGCGGGACTAGCTGAATTGTTCGATCTACTTCGTCCAACGCTGGGTCTTCCTGTAGTTGAAAAGCAGCCGGAAGCGTCAGCTGACGATCCAAATAATCAAGGGGGTGAATCCTAATGTCTAACGAACATCTCGAAAAGGCTAAACAACTTGTCGCCAGCTTAGTGCAAGATATGCACAAGAAAGGCGAAGAAGCCAAAGTTAATGAGATTGTTAGCAAAGCCCTGGATGAACTCAAGAAAGCCGATCCGGGAACCCGGAAGGGCCGGTTTGATACCAAAGACGCCCTCGACGTAATGAAGGCGTCAACCAATAAAGGTGAAGCAATCCAGAAACTGCTCACAACTCCATCAAGCGACGCGGCGATAAAGTCGTTCCAGCAAACCGCTGATACAGTTTACCTGTTATCTCAGATGCTGCACACTGACCCGCGCGAACTCAAATGTTTCAAATCACTGGTAGAACACCCAGTAGCTAAAACCGCTACCGATTCATATGGTGGTGAGGGCCCGGCGATGCCTACAGCCTCAACCCATTACGGAGCGGACTTTATTCCTCTGGGATTCTCTGCCGAGTTGATCGACTACGTTCGCCTGCAGCTGAAAGTAGCTGCGCTGCACAGGCGTATCGATATGCCGACTCCGCAGTACAAACTGCCTGTTCACGGTGGAACAGATATCACTGCGTATCTCGTGGGTGAGACTCTTACCACTTCTGCGCCGGAAGGGCGCCCAACAGCGTCACGTCCGACAACGACTGCCGTAACTCTGGATGCCAAGAAAATCGGTTCTTTGGTGTACTTCTCTGAGGAAATCACAGAAGACAGCATCATCCCGGTTGTGCCATTCTTGAAAGATAGCATGGCTCGCTCAATGGCATTCGCTCAGGAGAACGCCGTTGTTAATGGTCAAACTACGGCGACCATTGATACTGGTGACGCTCCTGCAGCTAGCGACGTTCGTAAAGCGTTTGACGGATATCGCAAGCTCGTTCAGCCTGCTGCGAAAACAGATCTTTCCAGTTGGACAGCCGGTGGAACTTATGCTCAAGGCGCTGGACTTCTTCGTAACATCCGTGCGAAAATGGGCAAATACGGAGTTGATCCTAGCAACCTTGCATGGGTAACTAGCATCTCCGGTTATCATCAAATGCTGGGAATCAATGAAGTATTGCGCCTCAATGAGTACGGTCCGAACGCTACTATCCTCAATGGTGAGCTTGGAAAGTTTGACAACATTCCGATCATCGTCAGTGAGTTCGTACGTTCCGACTTGAACGCTTTGGGCGTCTATGATGGCGTAACAACTAACAAGACCATCATCATGCTTGTACATACTCCTTCGTTCCTCTTCGGCGATCGTCGTGCGATCACTGTGAAAACTTGGGATATGCCGCAAGACGATGCACACTTGCTTGTGTGCCATCAAAGACTAGACTTCCAGCCCGTGTATGCACCGGCAACCAACTACATTGTATCTCTTGGATACAATCTAGCGCTTGTGTAAGCTGACTGAGTCAGTGTAGTTAATTCCTCCCCCGCCCCTAGTATTCGTACTACGGGCGGGATTATTTTTTAAAGTTTCAAATTGAAGTTGAGGCCGAAGAATGGAAAACTTTGAAGTATTGGATTTGGTTCTTGAAACTCAAGAAAGCGTTGAAGTTTATTTGAGTGCTCCACTAGCCTTAACCTTTACTCAAGAGTTACTCTCGACTTCCATTCAGTTAATTGCATCGGTTGCTGCTGAAGTTCAAATCAACAGTGAGACACTTTAATACGCCCTCGAGTCAAATTAAAGTAAGGTAACCCGACCGTCAGACGTTGGGTATTAAAATTCAACGGAGGAAAACGCCATGGGAATTGCTTCAGATTTTAGTGTTGCTGTCAATGGCGATATTCGGCACGTGTCGGGCTCAAGTCACTACACCGTGCTTGAACTTCATAGGTTCCTTCAAGACTTGGCTGATAACGCGTCGGCATCTGGGGATGACTTACTTGACATTACATCAAGTACGCCATCTGAACGATCAACCGACAACATTATCACTCTTTTAGGATCCTACAATATCGACGATACCGCAGCGCAATACTTCTACGGTGGTTCGATTAAGCAAGGCACAGGTGGAACCGAAACAATTTACTCGGGTCTTAAAGTACTGGGTGCGGTAAATAACTCGGCCACTCAAATTCAAGTAATCCAAAATAATGCTCTTTGTGCTGGATTAACCCCATTCTGGGGAACGCAAGCAACCGGTGGTTACAATGGTGATGCTACCGCTGGTGTTCTCATGCGCGTACTCATTAAATCGAGAGAAGCGGGAGCTGATATCGATGGTAAGAGAGTTCGAGTACAAGCAAGACACTGGGGGGATACGTACGACTTCTTCAATGTAACCCTCGGTGAAGGTGAGGCTGTAGCGGCTATTGGTACTACGCCTGATGCTCAAAATTCTACAGCTATTGGAATAGTACAGGGATGGACTGGAGATGACATCCCAACTAACACTGAAGGATATCAAACGATCAACCTCAACAATGGTAATGGCGCTCAGCCTTACTACTCAAAGTGGACTTACAATACCAATACTGCGAAGCTGAAAGCGATTTGGGAGAAAGTAAAATTACTCTCGAGTCAAGCATCCCCTGGAACCATCTATGGGATGAACGGCTTCCTATTCCTCGGTATCACTCACCAAGTAGCAATTAGTTCTCCATCGGGAACCTTTGTGCAAAATGAAATTGTTTCCTGGGGGTCAGGTTCAACTGCCGGTACTGGGGCGCTTCTTGCGATTGATAGTTTTACCGCTGGAACAAAGATGTGGATCCAGCTGTTAACTGGTGTTGCACCTGTTTCAGGTTCAATTACCGGTGCAGGTGGTGGATCTGCAACTATCGGTACTGTAACAAGTAAAACTGTTCCTAAAGTTTTCCTCGGATCATACACCGGTACTTTGATTGGTGCGTATGGTGTTGGAGTTGATCCTGCATGTCTTACAGCTTCTGATACAATTCAGGACTTGCTCAATGTAACTCAAACTCCTCCGAACAATGTCACCTTTACAGTATCTGGTGTTGTACCGACCGAAGATTATGTACTCGTAGGACCAAAGGATACAGGCAGTGCAATCAAAATGAATCAGCTTACTTTGAAGACTTCTCTCACGGGTTTGGTTACTTCGGTTGTTTGCAACACCTCAATCCCCGCAGATACTCCTGCAACTGGAACAATTCGCATCCAGTTAGATTCGGGTATCTATCGTAGAGTTGCATACACTTCATGGGCAACTGATACATTTACGATTGGCTCAACTGACTTTTCATCTGATCATGCGACTGCAAATAACAACATCTTCATTTCGTACATCGACAAGGTCGCAGATGGAACTTCAGTATCCTTTACAACAATTTACAGCTCATCAAGAGATCTATATGTACGAGTAAGAGATGGTGGAAGTACTCCAATCAAAACCTTCGAATCTCCAGCTGTCCTTGGATCCGCTGGCGGAAGTGCTGTAGCGTCTCGAATCACAGACGCGTAAACTCAATGTGGAGATGGAGAGGAACTCCATCTCCACATTCTAAGGATGCTACATGGCGGCCCCAACTTATACGACCGATCTTAACATCCTTGACGATTGCGCTGATAGCACTGGTTGGGCTGAACCAACTGCTACTGGTTGGACTTCGCTCTTTGCTATTACTAACGGTGAGACTGACTACTTTATTGAAGGTTCGGCATGCAATTCGGCTACTATTAGAGCTGGTGCTAGTGGAGTATCAATTCCAACTGATGGTGCTTTCCTTATCTGGATGTATTTTACCTCTCCGAACTTATTAGACACATATGCTAATGGTGGCATTCGAACTGTAATAGGTAGTGCTTTGAATGCCTTCTATTGGGTTAAGCAGGGTGGTAAAGAAACTTATATATATGGCGGTTGGTAGTGTCTCGTGATGGCTGATCCTAGTGTAATTACAACTGAGACTGCTGTTGGATCACCGACATCTACTCGAAGATATTTCGGGTTCAGTTTCAACTACTAGTGATGTTACATTCACCGCAATTTTATCTGCGGATTCTTAAGGGGGAAAGTATGTCAACATTGAAAGAAGATTTTGATGCCTTGAAACGACTTCATTTGTCTGCTAATGAGGCTAATGAGAAACTTCAAGAGGAAAATCGTGAACTCCGTGACGAGAACATTTTACTACTAAAGAAGTTACTCGATTGCCAAAACGCACTTGATATAAATAAAGAAATTATGCGGAACGCATTAACCATTCAAAATGAGATGAAAGATGCTTATACGCAAGAGATTAATAAGTTACGTGCACTAATTAAAACTCAAGGATAACTATGGCGATTACAATTGATTGGGGTAATAAAGTTATTAATATTCCCCGAGACGATATGACTTTAGTTCAGGCCGCACCTCCAGTCGAGGTGCGCGAATTGAATTTGAATGAATTTCGCCTCGCCTTGAAATCACTTGAGGATGGTGAAGAGGGAATGTGTTTTCCCGATACTCACCGACATAATACTGAAGTCTCCGTTGCTGGATTGGTTCTTGCTCGAGTGATTGAAATTATAAACGGTTACACAATTACCTTTGAAGATGGTCAATATGCCGTTAACTTGGTTGGTGCGAATAGTAATGTAGCTGACTGCGTTAACGCGAATCAAGTTTCGATTCGTTCACAAAACTCTGCTGGATTAATCACAAACTCATTGATTGAACATTCTTCATATCAAAACTGTGTAACGATTAATACAACATCTCCTTACGCTGGAGTTATTCATCCGGTTGGAACCGATCAGCGTCCGGTAAATAACTTAGCCGATGCCCTCTTAATCGCTCAACAGAAGGGCTTTGATACTTTGCACTTACAGCACGATCTAACGTTAGATGCAAGTATTGATGGCTATACAGTGACTGGTGAGAATAGAAGTATTTCTCTTTTCCTTCAACCTGGGTTTACATCAAACGGATGTTCCTTTAGAGATTTAAAACTAACTGGCGCCGCAAATGGTTCAGAGATGAGTATTGAAAGATGTGATCTCGAAAACGTTTCTGGTATTCAAGGTTTGATTTTAGATTGTTCCTTAGCCGGTCAAGTAGTTTTAAAAGGCAGTAATACTAATATCATTGACTCCTATTCAGGTAGAAGATTAGGTTTGAATAGAACCGTAATTGACATGGATTCTGAACCTAAGAATCTTCAAGTACGCCGCTTTTCAGGTGGAATTAAACTTGTTAATTTTGCTTTCCCTGGCAAGCGCGTAGTAATGGATTTTGATTCTGGAGTCTTAGAAATCGATCCCTCGTGTACTGCAGGTGAACTTGTTGTTCGTGGTGTTGGAGTAATAATAGATAATGGTGGTCCTAATTTAGTTCGCGACTTCGAGATGGTTAACCCCTTTTCAGTATCTGAGCAAACGCGAGTTGAACTCTCTACTGAATTAACCGAAATTAGCGATATCTTTAAAATTCATGGATTAGATCCAGAATTTCCTTTGCATGTCAGTTCTATAGAGAGAACAGCTGGTGGAACATATATCGTTCAATTGATTGAAACCGCTCCTGAAGGTACGAGAGTGACGAGAACGATATGACAGTAAATCATTTAGCAATAGCAGTAGATGGGATTGGATTTCCTCACTTAACTCTAGCAACCGAAGGGTTCATCTGGATTTCTGAACTCGTCCAGTTACGGGGTGTCAAATTACTTATTGAAATGCTGCCCCAACTATCATTTCAGGTTTCTGTGGAACCTAAAATTAACTTGGAGCTCTAAATGTCAACACCTACTGTAACATTAAAGCAAGGTGAAGCAAAGCCGCTAGTACTAACGGTGAGAGATGCCAATGGCGCTCTTATGGATCTAACTAATGCGGATTTGCTTTTAGGAGTAAAACAGAATAAGGCGGACACGTCGTACTTATTTAGTAAGGCAACTGTTGACTTTGATATTACTCAAGCATCAACCGGAGTTGTCTCAGTTATGTTGACTTCTGCAGACACTGAGACTTCTGGAAAGTTTTTTGGTGAGTTGAAAGTGTCTTGGGGCCTTTCAGGAATTGTTGAAAAAAGTTCGGATTTTATACTTAAAATCGATGCGGCGGTGACAACATAATGTTAGCTGAAATTGATGATCTGAAAGCCTATCTTGGCTTTACTGATGTCACGAGTGAAGATGATACACTCGATCTAATTATAGTTGGTGCCGATGCTTGGATACGAACTTATTGCGGAAGAGAGTTTGAATCAAGGCGTAGAACTCTTCGAGTAGATGCTACAGATTATTACACTTGTTGGGTTCCAGATATGCCATTAACTCAAGTTTATGCAGTTACCGCATTTACTAATATCATTGATACTGTTGGATTACCTATCGACTTAACTCGAGTTAGATACTATCAAAAAGGAATGATTTGGTCTGAACAAGCATTATTTGTTCCATCTGTGCCTAAAAGTGTTCTCGTTGACTATACTGCAGGATATGCGGCTGATGCTACTGAATTGAAAACATTAAAATGGGTTTGTTTAGAAGTAGCCGCACAAATGTATCGTAATCGTGGAATCTTTAATCTCGACGACTATAACGCAGGTGGTGTGCAGTATCAGAAATACTCTTCCGATATTTGGCCTTTACTTGGTCCGGAAGTGATGGCGATTCTTGCGTCTTTTAAATCAGTTGGTCCGAGAGAAGATCTATAAATGCAATTTAACGATAAAGCATACTTCACTCGAAAGTCTGAGACCCTTGTTGATGCGTGGTCTCAAAGTTCGAGGTTAGCACTTCTACAACCTAACTTACCTGCTTTCCTTTCTGTGGAAGCTGTAATTCCAAGTGCTGGAACTTTAAACGTTACTGGTTTAAGTTCAGCTGGAGTAACAGTTACTGAAAGTATTTCATTTGATGAAAGTAGTATTAGGCTTTCAAATAATGAATATAAGTCGATTTTAACGTTAACTCCATCATGGTCGACTTACAAAATTACTATCAAAGCGGAGGATAAACAAGGTCAACCAATTCAGGCTGCAACTTCGTTTGGGCCTTTTCCGGTAAGCGTAGTTAACTTATCATCACAAAGACAAAGGGATAATGTCAATGTTCAAGGTTGGGAAAAAGATCAGTGGTTAATTGTTTATATTCAATCTTTCCAGCCGGAGACAAACGACGAGGTTCGAACAACGAGGGGTTGGTCGGGCTGGGCTCAAGATGTTATTCCTGCTGCGCACATCAATTTCCCTGCAGGCTGGCAATTCTTTTTAAACATCAGCAAATAATCAAATCGTGGAGGATCTATGAATCCTAAAGTTTCATTGATTTTGCCCGTTAAAAACGGGCTTCGTTACACTTTGGAGTGTTTAGAGTCTTTAAAAAATTCCAAACATATCCCTTTTGAAATCATTGTATGTGGTACTGGAACTGATGGTACTATTGCGATGATGATGGAGTGGGAACTCTTATACAATAATATCCATTTTATTTTGAATGAATCAGGAGATACCTCATTTGGTGCAAACGTTAATATGGGCGCAGCAAAAGCGGTAGGTGATTACATTTGTGTTTTAAATAATGACACGATTGTACCTCCTAACTGGTTAGCTTACATGGTCACTTGTTTTGAGTCTCTGGAGAAAGCTCCTGATAGACCAACTCCTCCGCCCGCGGTTGTTTCGCCAGTAAGTAACTACGTGATGTCACACCAATCAATCCAGCTTCCAGCAGATTTCCGTTTGGATATGCTCAATGAGTTCGCAGATCATGTCGCCACTGAAAATAGGGGTAAATGGATTTATTCAGCCATCGTTTCAGGTTTCTGCATGCTCATTAAAAAATCCATCTGGAATCAATTGGGTGGATTCAATACTAAACTTCGCAATGGAAATGAGGATGTTGAGTTCTGCTGCCGCGTGAATGAAGCGGGTTACTCTTGTTGGGTTGATAGGAGTACTTTCGTTTTTCATCATGGATCTAAATCGTTAGCTGAAGAGGAAGATCAAGGAACTCACAATCGAATCGATTGTATTAAGTTGACTTGTGGTGCTGAGGCAACTGAAAAGAAAATTTCTCTAAACGCTCGCGTGAAGTGTTCACAAGAAGAGCTCAAGGCGTGGCTGGATCGTCATTATCATATGTTCGATATTGTGAATATCGTTGATGATGGCAGTGGATGGGACATGGAGACCTTTCTAAAGGATGGCTATCCTAAGAGCACATATCTAAACATGTCCGGTGAAATTGAGGTTGTACAGCGCGAGAAAGCATATGAATACTCGCTTGCTCAAGGAATGGATTGGATGGTGACTCTAGATCATGATGAGTTCCTCGAAGAGAAAATCGATCGTGAGTATCTGCAAAGATTAGCGAACACTCCAATTCCAGGATGTTATTCGTTTATCGGGCGTTGGATTCATCTTTGGAATTCTCCAAACACTTATCATGTCTCGTATCCACCTCAAAATGGAATCTTCATGACTCGCGTTTTAAAAGGTATGAGACACTTTCAAGGTTCTCCAGGAACCTCATTGCATTGTAGTAGAATGCCAAACGTTCCTTCAGTCAGCACTGCGCCAGTGAATGTTCATATCCTTCATTATGGATATATCGATCCTGTGAGACGCGAAGAGAAACGCCAGTGGTATGAAAAGCTCGATCCAAATCCGGTTGAGTCTTTAGTTGGTGGTGTAGACTACTCTCACCTGACCAATCAAACTCACATCGTTCTTTCAGAGTGGTTCGGATCTAATAAGTACACGATCTCCCTTAATGCTCTAGCTGGATCTGAGCAGGAGCATAAAGTTCAAATGTTCCTTGAATCAATCGGTACAGTTGTTGATGAGATCGTTTTCAGGGTAGAACCTGGTCGCGAAGATTTAAAGTGGTTAATTAGTCGTTGGGGTGGTAAAGCTTATGAGAAGGAATGGTCTGATGATTATTCTGACATGAGAAACTACCTCATCAATAAATCTTCGTCCGCGTATATTCTCGTGCTAGATATGGATGAGCAATATACTAAGCCACCTGATATCATCACGATGATCGAATCTCAGCCAACTGCAATTATGTTTGGTGTGAACAATCTTCAACGTGGTAGACCTGATGTCTTCACTGAAGTTATGAGAATGTTTCAAAATCGTCCTGACATTCGTTTCTCTGGAGTCATTCATGAAACGATTGAAGACGCGATTGGGAAAATCAAAAACAAGGTTGTCATCCGTGCGAAGGGTATCATAAACCATTTTGGGTTCTTGAACCCTGAATTACCGGACAAACTTAAAAAGTACATCAAGCTCAATAAGAAGGCAATGCACCGTGATCCAAAAGATCCAAAGCCATACTTCAACCTTGCATTGCACTATATTGAGGATGGAGACGTGAAAGAGGGAATTAAGAATCTTGAGAAGGCAATTATGCTCATGCCCAATTTCACGCTCGCCAAGATTGAATTGGCGAAACTTTATCTGAGATTTGCGAGGGCGCTGTTCTCGAGCAGCATGGGCGATATTCCGGAGAGTCATCCTTTGAAAAAGCCAGTAACAGAATTAGAGGGATATCTTAAACGTCTCGTACCGGATAAGAATTTGCTCTTCCCTCCGCTGGATAGGTAAAATGCCAGGATTAGAAGAATACGTCCGTAAGTGGGCAGAAGTCGCTAAGCAAGAGCACGCTGCTCGAACTGAAGCAATCGTTGAGAAAATCTATACGGAAGCTAAAGACTTAGCGACTTCTGCCCCTGGGCTAAAGAATGCTGAATCTGGATTAGGTATGAGAACGGGTACTTTACTTCGTTCGATTTCGAAAAGGCGGATTATTGAACCTGATGGCTCAGTAGCGTTTGAAATTTACTACGATAAAAATATTTGTAATTATGCGGAGTATATTGAAAACGGTACTCGAAAGATGAGACCATTCAAGATTTTGGCTTCAGCATACGATAACATTCTAGGTGAGGGAAGAAATAAATAGTGGGTAGCTGATCGGTTTTTGTGGTAATTTATTTACCATGATTCGAATCAATAGTGAAATTAGTCAACATAGAAACGGTTGCTTTCAAATTGTATTCATGGGTGTACGAATTTTTCAAGCGGTTTTTACTTATGTTTAAAACATACAAATACCGGATTTTCCCTATCAAAAAACAGACTGCCTCTCTTGAGACCGTTCTGGAGGTGTGCTATCGGATATCTAGATGATATTGATGCGACATTACGTCGTACATTAGTTAATAATACAAATATTTCTAAGCTAGTTGGGACTCGAGTTCACCCGACTTACTTAGCAGCGATTAAAGATCCTAAGTATCCGCTTATTTGTTTTATGCGCGTTTCACAAACTCGTGACTATCGTTACACAAAAAGAGTTTCTCCAGCTTATGATATGTATATTTACTCATCTCTTAATTATTCTGAGACCGACCAAATTTTTGATTATGTAAGACTTGCCTTAGATAATGAGTTCTTTCCCACCCCAGATGGTTCGGGAAGAATACAATTTAGAATTGTTCAAAATCCATCACAAAGTATGGATCCAGATGCCCTACTTTATTATGGTTTATTTCGAATTCAAGTAGTCGCGTTTTTTAAATAAAAGGAAGCCCTTCGGAGGTTCTGTAATGGCTGATGATGTGAAGGATCTAGCTTGGAAGTGCCCGAGTTGTGAAGCAGTATTAGGTTATGTTACTCCCGATCTCAAGATGCTACGGATGAAATATAAAGATCATTACGTTTATATTGAGGAGGCTGTAACAATAACAACGTTATGTAGGCGTTGTGGTAAAGAATGTTTCCTTAGGCAAAAGAAATCGGATGCATAAGTTTGATTATTGTGACGAGCAAGAGTGTTATATTCATACTCTTGTTTACGCCCATTGTCAGAATCCCTTCACTTATATCTCGAAGGGATTCTTGATTTTAAGTTTAGGTTAACCAAATGCTTAAAACATTCAAATACCGGATTTTCCCTACCAAAAAACAGACTGCCTCTCTTGAGACCGTTCTGGAGGAATGTCGGTATCTTTACAACCGCTTGCTGGAGCAGCGCAAATACGCTTGGGATATTCAGGGAGTTTCATTGGGATATTACCAGCAAGCCCGTATGCTACCTGGTATCAAAACAGCCCGGAATCTCCATCTGGCT